GAACTCGCGTTACAGGCACGTCTGAACTTGTAAAACACGACAAATAGATGATGTCATCGCCGGCGCGCCGAACTCGCGTTACAGGCACGTCTGAACTTGTAAAACACGACAAATAGATGATGTCATCTTTGAGTGAGTGTCTGAACTTGTAAAACACGACAATCGTAATTTGTGATCACATGGCCACATGAAGCTTAAAATGCGCGCACAAATGGATGATTCATTTTCTAAAGTGTCTTGTCTGAATCAGGATGTCGTTTCAAAAAAATGGAGTTAGAGTTTGAAAAAAATAACATTTGCTACAAAATCGATCACATTAATAAAATAGTTGAATTAAAAAAAATTAATTATAAAGATGTTTTTATACGAATTTTTAAACCAGGTCAAGAAGTATTTGATGAGGAATTAAATGTTTGCCACCAATTTCCGGGAGTTGCATCATCGATTGTGTTACCTGGCTTGAAATATGACAGTGTTGTCGACGTGATGCTTAACGACCACACTCTTTATAGTTGTAAAGCTAATAAGACTTCGTTCAATTATCACATATGCAATAAAAGATTAATATTGGGTACTCTAATTTCTGTACATGTAAAAAATAAAGACTTGATGAAAAAAATTTATATTGGTGCTCCCATCTTCAAAGACAACAATCTTGTTTCCGTTGTAACGGCTTTACATCGTGTGAAAGACGGCGAGTTTTTAATGCCCGTCACAGGCATACGTGAATCGTCACAAATATCCGCGGACTTAAAGACTGATCGGGGATTGTCTGTAGAGAAATTATTACCTGACAGGTCGGTATACGGTAACAAACAATTGCCCTACGAAGAGATTAAGCAGTACGCTATTGATCAAGACAAAACACATATAAATGAGAATGCTTGTGAAAACTATAAACTGTTTTACAATGATCAAGAAGTGCGCATAACATTTAACAGAGGCAATAAGCAAATTCAACACTGGAGAATGCCAGGTCCGTTGGTGCAGTTAAATAAATAAGAATTATTTTCACTTTATAGGTTTTATTACAATAAAAACTTCTATATATATACAACATCATGTCTAAACCTAACGTTTTGACTCAAATCTTGGCAGCGATCCAAGAGGTGGATTCTAAAGTCGATGCCCTTCAAACGCAGCTGGATCAACTTGAACAAACCTTTCCCAGTGACCTGTCCGCTCAACTAACCGAACTGGACGGAAAGGTGACGGAAATTCAATCTATACTCACTGGCGTTGAGCCGGAACCCCAACCCGAGCCTGAACCTGAGGCCGAATCGGTCTCTCGGCGCCGAAAACAAAAGTAAAAACTAATAGTTTTATAATTAGAATATCTAAGTTTCGTGTTAAAATATGATGTCTATAGTTTTGTAATACTCATACGACTCTTTTATTATATAATAAAATGTAATCATTAAAAATATAATGAAACAAACGAAAAAAAATAATTCTTTATGTAAAATGAATGCTGTTAGAGCCACGCCTGTATTGACAATAAATAAACCAACTAACAACGGATTAAGTCTATTATTTTCCTCTGTCATATTTAATATTGTATTTTGTCTGAATGTATATTGATAGAATTCTAAGCGTGTGTATAGGGAACTGGAAGCCAAAGCTTGTCCTACAAGGGTGACCTCATCGAAATCCACTATTTCAGGGCCGTCGTCTAAATTTAGCATCTGACCATCGGAATTTACTTCGAGCGCAGCCACGTAATCCAATAAATGATAGAGTGATTGAAACATTGCTTCATCATCGGTCTCAACCATGTCGGAAAAAAATTCGGGCAAAAATTCAATCACGTCTCTTGCTGATGTGTTATCGAAACTTTCAAAGTATGCTGTCAAAAAAGTGCGGGACATGTCGTCGGGAAACTCGCGCGGAAACATGTTGCTATATCCAAAAGGATCCCACAGAGCTAGCACTAAATCTGCTAGAGTCAGTAGAATCAAAGCCGTACCAATTATAGAACTGGCCTTCAAAGCGATACGGGTCAACGCTTTAGCAGTTGTAGTTAATGTTTTAATAGCTATTCTGTTCAATGTATTCACGACGGCCGCTTTGTATGTTTCTCCTAACATACGCGAAGTAACCCGGCGCGATGTGCTCAAGAGCATGCGTTTCATGGCTGGTATTAAAGAGGTGTTAATTTTTTTAAGTATGGTCTTGAAACCGGACAGTAACATATCGAATCCTATGTCGGTAGCTATTCCAAAAATTAAAGAATAATCTTCTAAAAAAGACGTAATGATTGCCTCCAAGTCGCTATCGCTCATCGACCGATCCAATTGATTGAAATTAAAGGCATGTCGTCGTTGATTTTTGTAGGTTATCGGCGTTTTGGAGAAACCAACTTCGGCGGTGTATGTTATTTGCACAAGCGTGCCGTCAACAACCATGCCCAGCTGCTCCAGAGTGGGATTTTGTGTGAACAGCTTTTCAAAGTCCACGTCGGCTTTGTTGTCGCGTACGTTCCTCCATTCGTTTAAAATAACTTGAGAATTGACAACAGGCCTCGGGGGTAGAAGAGGCGACGGAGCTGTGTAGTCAAAATTATTCAATTCACTGAATATGTTGTTCGCTAACAATTTGAAAGTGATGTATATGGTGTCTCCTAAAATAAAACCCATCAACGATTCCCACCATCGCAGAGAACAACCGCCATTAATTAAATCCCTGCCGAAACGACGACAATAGGCCTGATTAAACTCTCCTTTGAAACGCTCGGGAAACAAAGGGTCAGGATCTGGCTGTACATTAAACGCAGGAACATCGTCTACGCCCATAACAGTGTGTTCTTCTGTGCGTAAGTAAGGCGTATTAAAGTACATTTTTGAAACTGAATCTACCAATATACATCGATTATTGGGTGTGTACCTAAATTCGGCTGACTGTACTTCATTTTCGGCTCCTTCTCGCATTGCAGCCGCTCTGTCTAAATGATAACATGCCGGTTGAGCATACCCCACCCTAGTTTCCGAAGTTTGAGTGTACAAAAAGGGAGTGGAACTGTCTATGACCCCCGTTTCGTGAAAAGGATAACAGCTCATGCTTCGACATCCCCGCTCACTAAACCCCAGTCTAATGGCTAACGCTTTATCAAACAACTTCGGCGGCACGTAGTAGTCGTCTTCGCTCGAAGCGGGACGTAAAGTGTAATCTATCAATATATTTGGAAACCTGGCGCGCCAACGTCGTATGAATCCGAGTCTATGCATGTGTGAAGCGTATCTGCTGGCGTTTGTCAAATCCACGGCAGTCAACACAGCCATCTCAAACTTTCATAAAATTTTACTTATGTGTGAAAACATGTTAACGAATATATGATCGTAAAAGAATTGGAACAATGAGTCATCTATTATTACTCACATATTTACAAATGACATCTTTTTTGGATCGTGCGTTACAAGTTTAGATTTGCATGTAAAGCAAGTTCGAAAAGGGAAGGAGTTGTGAAAAATTAAACAAATAGTACAATTTTTGTTTTTTAATGTAATTATTATAGGCGTCCATATCGTAATACAAAATCATTTCGTCATTCAATTCGCGACTTTTTATAAAATCTGTTTCAAAAAGACAATCTGAAAAATTTTTGGTTCCTTTATCAATAAATTGATTCCTGTTGGTAAATCCACATTTAGTACAATACAAAACAGGATTTTTGTAATACATTTTAAGCTTTTTACACAATTGACAATACTCGTTTTTTGAGAACTTTAAAGGAAACGTTAATACGCCGGCAAAGACAGACTTGTGAGTGCGATATTTAATTATAGCAAACACCGTACCTTTAATACTTTTAAACGTGTTATTTTTAACTGCGTCCAACATTTCGCTTCCATTGTCTACAATAAAACAGTTTACATCATCACGCGTCTGCGGCTTTTCAATCATGCAGCGATACCGCTGCAATTCTATGCGTTTATATTCTTCTACCAAAACTCGATGAGACATGTTGCTCAAAGTTATACTGAAGATGTGTTGCTCCGGTAGTTTGTGCTCCAATAATAGGCGCTGAATTATTTTAAAAACATCTCCATGATGATCCGTTATTTCAACCCGCTTTTGCTGTATTATAGAGTAATATCCTACATCCATAGGAAATATGTAACGGCTGAAAAAACCCTCTCTGTTTAAATGATGTAAATCGTTCAGACTCAGGCGAGGATAAATATCGTACATGTTTAAACAGTCCTCGGCTGCAACGCTGCAATCTTTGCAGCAAAAATCAAATTTCTTCTTGTCACGACGCACCCAAACAGACAGATGCCATAGGCGGGTGTTGTCGCTGAATTTGTAATTGCACACAGTGCAAATTGCTTCGACGAGGTGTTCTTTTGTTTTATATTTAAATTGATCATCTTTTGAAGCTTTGCGTATGTCTTTGCTGTCTATGAATCCCAAAACATAATTGGTGGAAAATTTAAGAGTGGCCAGCATTACTTTCCTTTCTATATCACTGAGAAAAAACTCACGGATGTCATGTTCTTTTTGGTAATCGAGGCGTTTAACGCGAGTTGTTTCCTTTTGAAAACAATATCCGTATTCGGGACAAGTGTACAGTAAATTTCCCGGGTTGTGAATGTTATCTGGACTTACACTGTTTTTAAAATCCGCCCTTCTCTTTTCACCTGGGACAATGCGGCGCAAAGTGTTGCTTCGCGTTGCGATTGTGGACGTAGAAACCGCTTTCGTCGCAACAGCCTTGGTGCGTTTAATTGAACCGGGCGGATCGAATATACTAAGTTTCCACATGTTAATATCAAATCACTTACAGCGGCAACCACTGTGTGTGTCGACGGTAGCACGTTTGTGTAAATGTTTGTAGAACTCAGTGTATTTATATCATTTTCTTATCTGAACTATGAATCCGGTTATTCGTTATCTTGTCACGTAGGCCACAGTTCGTGCGCACTACAGGCACTTTAGATAAGTCACGTACGCCACTGTCCTTGTGCGGTCACGTACGCCTTTGCACACGGCACCAACAGACGGGTATAAATAGGATGCGCGTTCAACTGGTAAATCAGTTTGCTTGACAAGTTCGCTGTTGAAATACATCAAATAATATTTTTTAATAAGTGTATATACCGAAAAAGGTAAGTTATTTTAACAATGACAAGCAACAATAATTATGTTTTAAATGTGTCTAAACAACAATTTTTATCATCAGACGATAATTGTCAGGATGATGATTGCCGCCACGAGGCGGCCTTAAATACGGATCAAATAGTTTTGAATAGTTTTATCTTTTCTCACATGTATACGCCCGACCTTCACGCGGACTCTAGAGCTCAGTGTAACTTGCGCACGTTAGCTTTCGGTATGATCGATGATAAACATTTGGAATTATTCAATAAAAGAATATCCAATAAATTTTTTAATTATACCGATAAATTCGGTTTAAACGGTCCTGTTTATAAAAAATTACCTTCCGACACATGCTGCCATCAGTATATTTCAGATTTAACAAACATTATTACTTGCATAAAACGTTTAGAAGCTTTGAATCAGCATAACAGCAAACAAATAAATATTTTAATATTCTACCCGTTTGTCAAACAATTGCGTGAAAAAATGGATATTCTTATAAACGAATTTAGTTGTTGCAAGTCTCTATTAAATGAATTATTATCATATACAAATAATCTGATTGCCCACTGCTTGATATTTGTAGAGAAACTGGATAATTTACAAAAATCCTTTAAGGTTCTGCATATATTTTTTGACAACACCGTTGTTTACGAATGCAACATTTGCCGAGAATTTTCGTCGGATCAGAGGTTTTTGAAAGCTCAAGAGTGCTGCGAATTTGCAATTTGTAACGCGTGTTGTGTTCAACTGTGGAAAACCGCACCTATTCATGCGAAGTGTCCTTCCTGTAACACGTCCTTTAAATGATAAAAGCAAAAATAAGATAAAGACGAGATGGCTACTTTGACTACATTAGAACCGCATCACTATAAATATTTATTTTTAACGAGTTATTTTGATTTAAAAGAATATAACAATATTCCCAGTGAAGCGTCGGCATTCATTAGGCCTTATCTAAACAATAAGTTTGAGGAAATAGATCACAGTGTTTTACGTGGTTATCTAAGTTATTTAATGAACATGCGTTTAAAACACGTAATCGCAGATAATTCTACCGATGTTTTTATGTACATGAAACCGCAATTTAAATATATTTGCGAGCGAGCCTCGATTGACATATTGGAATTTGACACACGAATATACATCAAAGCAAACGTTCCTGTGTACGCTACCAACTTTTTTACTTCACGTCCTGACAAAATAATTACTTTTTTATATTCAGAATTTACAAAAGTTTATAAAGATAAACTGTTTGTCAACACGACTCCTACTTGTTGTATTTTAGCGGGCAGCGCGGGATTCCTATTTGAAGACGCATATGTCGATTGGAGCGGCGTTAAGATGTGTGCAGCGCCCCGCGTTCAAAACAACACTCATCCGTACAGACTGTATTTGATAGGAGAGGACATGGCCACTCATTTTGCGACCAACAATATCCTCCCGCCCGTGACTACAACAAAAAAAGGAATGTTTACCTTAAAAAATTTTTATAAAGGTTTGCCTTTATTTAAAATAAATTACACAATCGTGAACAGCATAAAAATTAATACGCGCAAACCTAATCGAATATTTGATGAGATTAATAGAGAATTAAATAGCAATTGTCCTTTTGTTAAGTTTATTCAGCGAGATTACATACATGATGCAGATTTTCCTACGGATCTCATCGATTTATTAAACGATTACATGACAAGCACGTCTATTATGAAAATAATAACCAAATTTATGATTGACGACAATCCCGGTATTTGCGACATGACTCGCGAAATAATACTCGATCGTTATGCCGTCGACAGTTATAGAAAATTAATTATAAAACAAGAATTAATTAACAAATTTCCCGTCATGTTTGATAACGAATCCTCATACCTTTTTATTACCGACGATATGATACAAATGAAAGGCACTTTAAACGCCTTTTACGCCCCAAAACACCGTTTGTTGGGTATTTTAGCGGCAAGTCGCTTGTTTGGCTCAACACAGACCTTAGATTTTCACCCCAATTTGTTGGTATACCGGCAAAGTTCTCCACCGCAGCGTTTGTCCGGAGAGGTGTATCTTGTTGATAAAAATCAAAAAGTTTTTTTAGTTTATCATATTTTCTCAAATACGGTGCCTGCATATCTTTTAGTAAGAGGTGATTACGAAAGTTCATCTGAATTAAAGTCCCTTCGAGATTTAAGTCCGTGGGTTCAAAACACCGTTCTTAAATTGTTAATTCGCGACGTATAAACTACATTATTATGTATATAGATCCCAATACTGGTACTGCCACGGGCGTTGAGTCGTCTAACAGTGGTTTTATAAATAAGATAACTCCTCAAATGTGTTTAATCATTGTAGCGGTAATTGTTGTGATAGCTCTTTTATTAATATTTATTCAATCGAGTAGCGGAGGAAACAACAGTTCTTCTCCAAGAGAAACCTTTTTAGGCAACCCGTTAAATGCCACAATGAGGGCAAATCCATTTATAAATACGCCTCAAAGACAAATGTTATAAATAAGTCAAAATGAAACGATTAAAGTGCAATAAAATTCGAACGACTACAGAAATAATCAACAGCGATGAAAAACTACACAAAACTTTCAATTTAACAGATTTTGATATTAAAAACAAAAGCAGTCTAGACGGTTATGAAACTTTAAAAACTAAATTGGTTCTAGTCAAATACATGGCCATGTTGAATACACTCGAATTGACCCAACCTATTTTAGAAATATTTAGAAACAAAACGGACACACAGCAGATCTCGGCCGTTGTCTCTAGCAGTTTGGGATTTGTTCACAACCGCTTCAATTCCATGGTGACACATTTTAATGATAAAATGGAATTTGTAATAACAGAAACCAAAGACACTCGAATACCGGGGGAACCAATATTATTTACTGAAAACGATAACAAAATTATGTGTGCCGTAGACAGAAAATCTATTGTTCAAATGTTGAGTAGAGATTTTGACGTCGATTCGTCTATCGAATATGGCAATTTGGAAAATGATAGCGTGCGTATCGCTAAAGTGTTCGGAGCAGCTGAGAGGCCCAAAAAGAAACAAACGATAAAAACCAACAAAGTTGACGGATTGTTTCAGGGATACGATGATTACAATAAAGGCGGCGTGGAGGAGGTCGACTCAGATTTCAATGTAACCGAAAATGATGTCACGCAGTATTTAATTTTGTTATTGATCGTCGAACATGCTTATTTGCATTATCATATATTTAAAAATTACGGACTTTACGAATACGGCGCCTCATTAAAAGATCACTCTGTTTTTACTAACAAATTAAGATCGAGTATGAACGAAAAAATATCAAATCTATTATTGAGCAAATTTAAATTTACCATTGAAGATTTTGACAAAATCAACTCCACGTCTGTTGTGGGGGGTTTTAATATTTTAAATTTTAATAAATGATTCTATTAATTTTATTTCTGGTCCTGATCAAAGTTTTGGTTTTTAAAAAAATGACCGAAATGCACATTGACACTCATGCCACAAAGTTATGTCCGAAAGGCTATTTTGGTCTAAACTCTGATCCGTACGATTGCACCGCTTATTACATGTGTCCTCATAAAGTACAAATGTTTTGCGAACTGGACCACGAATTTGATTTGGACACCGCGAGTTGTAAACCGATAGTTTTAAACGGCAACGGATGTATGGCGCGCATGTATCGTAATCTGTTATTGTAGTTAAGGATACAGTATAAAACTGGGAGACTCTCATTGCTTTTCGTATATTACAATGGATTTTCAATTGCTTCAAACTGCAAATGTGACGTTCGTAAATTATGAAAAAGACGAACGCGCGCTGCTCGAGTTGCGACTGGACTTGGAAACGTTTTGTCAAGTGCGACGACTATATAGTAAATTATGTGTCTACGCAAGGCTTGTTAAAAAAATTTATAAAAAATTATGGAAAGCCAATGAGATCATGGCAACTTCGAATCTACCGTTTCCAGTTCCTGTGATTCCTAGATGGAAGTGTATTAAAAAAGAATTACAACATTATATCACACCGAAAAACAAAAATTTAATTTTGTTATCACAAATCAACATGAGTATCAAAAAATTCGATGTGTATTTATGGAGTATTCTTGTAAAAGTGAATGTTTTGAAAGACGGCTTGTTGCTGTGCATAAGTATGTTTATTCAAGGTTTATATAATATAACACTGTTAGATGGTATCATGCAAATGTTTAAATTTAACAGTGTTAAAAAGGAAAATTATATTTATAATCATATTATCAAATGTAATAAAGAATTGTTCACCTGCGTAGATAAAAAGAATCCAAAAACATTAAATATTAATATATTATTAAAAAAATTAAAAACCAGCAATGCATTAAAGCAGCATGTTTATTTCAACTTGACACATAAATATGAATGTTGTACGAAACTAACTTCTAAAACAATTAAAAATGTTTGCATAAAACATGATTGTAATGGTAACAGTGCTTGCAAAGCACCTAATAACACTTTTTATAAAATGTATTCATTGATTTTATTTAATAAATAATTAACAAGTTATTTATGTTCTTTTTTCCAGTGTCACTGCACACTCGCTTACCTGTAAATTAATACAGATTATACTTAAAATATCAACTTCCTTATAATGCACCTGACATTTCTGCAATTGTTTTAAGAAATCTTCAGAAACATTTCCGCTCATGTTTATTAACTCTTTTCTATAAAATTTATCGCCGCTGTTAGTATGAGCTGTCATACCTGAAATGTTTCGTGAATGTTTAGCTTCGAGCGTTTTTCTTACAGATAATATATGCCATATTTCTGTTTCGTTTTCAACTTGTACAGCAACAAAACCGAGACGTTTTGTGTATTTATTAAATGCAAACAAGTCCCGATACAGTTTATCGGCGCGTATACAGCTGATTACGTAATCCCCCCTAATGGACGCGGTGGTCGATGTGTTTGAAGAGATTAACAATTTCAAATTGACGATAATGGGTCTACCGTTTTCGTACCCGCTGACCAAACGAGTTTTGGATGACACGTTGTTCGGTTCACTGCTGCTATCTAATCTGAATAAATAAACGATAACCGAGTTAGTTTTATGGGGGATTAAAAATGTAATGTTGTTATCGTGTTTATCATTGGGATGGTATAAATTGATGTTCATGTTGGTTTCTGTTTCAGTTGCAACACGGCAGCGTTACTGGCGATAAGTCCTCGCAAAAATGAATCAAAAATTTAATACTAACATGTCACCATACGCGTACAACAGCAACAAGACTCCCGCTCGAATGGAGTATAGCAACGCAATGAACGAGTTTTTAAAAATCAATGACAATTCTAAATTTTTGAAGTTCAATAAAAGTATTCCCGAAGATTACAACTTACGTTATGAGGAACCCACAGAAGGGAATGATAACAACTTTACGACGCAAACGTTGCAAATCACCGACAACGACACCATGGATACTTCCGCTTTAATTGACAGTCTTTTGGAAACGACCACAAATTTAAACATGGCTGTTAATATAGAGTTTTCTAATTTGCTTGAAACTGAGCATTTTGCTGTCGCTGAAGACCTTAATCAACACAAAAAATCTGATTCCGGTAAACGTAAACGTGATGAAGAAGACGTCAGTGGTGAGTTTAACAAGACTAAAATTAGACCAAGATACAAAAAAACTATGGTGGAAGACTCTTTGACGACCGAACAAGTGGTGAATTACCGTAATCCTCTTGTAACTGTATCGTCCGCCGAAGACATCAGCAGCTATTTTACCAATGAATTCACTCCGTATTTGATGAAGTTTGAAAATAACGAAATTAATGCCAACAGGTTCACGGATCATATAACTCAAACGGGATATTATATGTTTATTGTTAAAAGCTGTCTAACCAAACCGTTTGAGATCGTTTTCGCTAAATATTGTAACGATACCACACGGGAGTACACAAAGAATTATTTTACAGTGGACAGTAGAGTTTTTGTGGTGCATTACTTCAATGTTCGTTTCATGATTTCATATAATTTGGTTAAGAATTGTGAAATAGAAATACCACCTTCACACGAGATGTGCACCGACGACGAAGTGGTTATGGGAAAATGTTTTTTTACTCATGTGTATTCACATAATTTTTTGTCAGATTTGAATGCATATTTTGATTTGGACTTGTATTTTGGGCACACTTTTTCAATCACCTTTATGCAAGCAATAGGTGAAGCTAAGAGTGGGTTCTTGTTGACCACTTTGTATAATATGTACAAAGACAAATCTTTATTCACTCTACCTATTATGTTGAGCAGAAATGATAACCTCACTGAACCAGTTTCTCAAAACAATAATTTTGTGGTTTCTCCGTATATTCAGCAAATTCTCAGACTATCGGAAGGATTGCGATTTAAATCGCACAACTTAAACCGCATTTCTATGTCTGAGCTGAAAGAATTAATTTTTCAAAAAAATTCTCTCACTTTTAAGTATAGCAGTGTTGCTAATTTATTTTATGATAAAACGGCCGTTTTAAAAAAAGTCAAAAAGGAAGACGGCAGCTTGCATATTGTTGAGCAGTATTTATCAGAAAATGAAAACAATTCCGAAAGTCACAATTTTATTGTGTTAACTTTCAAAAATGACGAAAGGTTAACCATTGTAAAGAAGGAAAATGAATATTTTTGGATTTTTGGAGAATTGAAAAATATTAATGTGAGCCAAATTATTCAAAAATTTAATAAATTTACGCACCATTTATTTGTAATAAGCAAAGTTAATCGTAGGGAAAGCAACACTACTCACAATCATTTGTTAAAACTTGTAGCTTTAATTGTACAGAATCATATTACTGTAGGGGAGGGTGTGAATTTTTCGGAAAGAAATTTGAATTGTAAATACCAAAGTATTGTATTAATAAATAATTTTTAACTATGTTTTTATTTATTTGGTGTATTGATGATAATGTTTGGGGCGGCGCTTGTAGAGGCTAATGGTCCGCCGGCTACTGTTGCGGAAGTGGTACCACTTATAAAATATTTATATATGACATAAAAAATTAATCCTAAAAACAATATACCTCCTATTAATAAAATTATAGGCATCAATTTTTCACTGATACTGCTACTGCTATTGGAAGATTTTCCAAAGAGGCCATCTTCACCTAATAACCAGTCTAAACCTAGATCCCCTATCAAGTCGCCTAGGTTATAGGGTTCAATACACATAAGAGTCTGTCCCACTGGTAGATCGCTAATATCGACGTATTGCAAATAATCGGGGTCGGCATTAGGATCGCTGGCTCGGCACACAGTTCCCTCACGCTCATAATTAAATCCCCGACAAATCTCTCGCAGTTCAGATTCGTCCTGTATTAATGGGTCGAATGCACATATAGCGACGTCGGTTTCGTGCATGTTGGGGTCCAATTGACAAGTGCGGTTTATTAACAAGCACACGTCTGCTTCCTCGCCACCATCTCTACCTCTAATCCAATAGCTGCCGCCTGTGTTATTAATAGCATTTATTATGTCTTGCACCAATGAGGCTGCACTGAACGCCAAATATGTGCCAGTGCCCAATAATATCAACACTCCGGAGGTTTTCAATGCTTGCATGTAAGAGTTAAAGCGCGGGTTTTGTTGAAGCGCTTGATCGACTCCTTCAGGAGTTCGAGTATTCGTTTCCGGATGATTCTCTTTGACTGCATTCTTTCTCGTCTGTTTGCTGTGAAAATTGGAATCGGGCACGTTATCCGCGCGCCTAAGTCGATTCAGCGAATTCACTTGGGGGTCGGAAATTCCCTGAAAAGTTATCCTAATGTTGGGCACATCATTGTTTCTGGTTATTCTATTAATGTCGGCCGTGCTCACGAATTGATTGTTTGGTAAATTGTATCCGGGAATATATCGATTTGGACCTATTTGGCGTACGGAGGGTGCACTTAAAACATTATTAAATCCGGCAGGCGTATTTGTTAATACGGAAACGTTGTCGATAGGAAATTGAGATGCATTGGGATAAACTCTGTTAACTCTACGTAAATTAGAAAAAAAACTCATTGGTTAAATTTGTTTGTAATACTTAAATATTGTAGTCGCTTTTTAACGGAACTTGCTTTACGCGTTTTTTAACGCGTATCGTTTGAAGAAAACCATCAAATTTTTTCAATACATTTATTAAAACTTACAATCAAAACAACAAATTTACACTTAACAAGTAACAAATAAAATACAAAATACCACTCTTATTCTCTAATCGAATTCCTCAAAACCAAACCGGACTACCGGTTTGATTATACGTCTGGGTCGGCCCCGCGGCGACGTTGGTGGTGGTGGTGGCGATACAATTACATTGTATGGAATTCAACATCACTCTTTCAAGTTTTTGAAATAAATTAGCACTGCTATTTTGAAATACCAAGAACTTTTCTTGCGATTCCGCCACCTGTCTCTGCAGTTGGTTCTGTAAAGATAGGATAGCTGCCTTTAAACTGTCAACTTCGTCACATTTAGCCTTGGCTTCATCCAGTTTTTGCTGTGTGTATTCCAAGTCCAACTTCAAAACATTTTGTTCTTGCTGGCTCAACGCAACATCCGTTTTGGACATGATCAATGAGTGTTCCAACTCGCTGTTTTTGGCACGCAATGCACACAGCTCCTTCTCCATTTTTCTTTTAATTGAATCTTCGTCGTCCTCGTCAGGATTGTTAACGGTGTTATTTTCCATTAAATCATGCCAATGACGAGTTAAAGCACTTGAATCTTTTTTGGCACAAGTATAGCGAAAACCATGCTTCGCACTGCTTGTAAACACATAAAATCCTTTATTTTGTTCCCGGCAAAACGGACAATACATGGCGAGTCTTACATTTTCGACGTTGTTGTGCTCGTAATTGGTCAACAACCTTGTAAAACAACCATAGCACATTTTATGATTGCAATCCATTAATGTGACAAACGAAGTGGTTGTTCCCGTTTTTTCAAGAACACTCTGGTAGCAAATATTACAAGTTAATTTTACTTCCTCGATGTTCGACGACGTCTCAACTCTTGCCTGGCCCGCCGGTGGCGTCTCCAATCTTCTAGGTCTTGGCGGTGTTGGTGACCGGAGCACATAGCGGCGTGGCAGAGGAATAGGTGAGTACCGAGAGGCGGGTTCGGGCATCACCGGCGACGCCGGGGAATATCCTTGGATCCAATCTTGAACTGGAGTTGACGGCCGAACACCAGAATCGGCATCGACAGGACCTCTTTCCATTTCACCGAATGGCGAAACTGATCTTCTATCTGATAAATTATGTTCTCCCTCATTTAAAGTCTGAACGTTGCTGCTTCTCCTAAGTACATCGGTGCTCAGCGAAGGTTCAGAGACATCAGATGGCGGCGCCAATGATGACTGCCTACGTTGCGCGGACGGGCCGTCTTCGTACGGAGAAAACTGGATACGTCGTCGAAGTGCTAAGCGAGCCTGACGGGCCCTTACATTTGCACTGGTTGCGTCGCTGCGGTTCATGATGTAGCAAAGCACTGTTTCCTAGATGAAGTCAGAACGAACTGTGGTTACGAGTTGGCAAACGCAGCTGCTTTTATACTCGTATCAGCCTGCATTATCATAAAAGTAATTAATCACAAAGATTAATATTATCAACTTTTTTGCATAACAATAAAGTTCGTTTTATCGTAGGATATGAGGAGGATATTGCGCAGTGTAGACTATGTTAGTATAATAGTCTACGAAATGTAGAGTTCCTGTGTGGTATGGACGGTCACATAAAAATGAACTTTTTTGAAACGCAAAAAAGTTCATTTTTATGTGACCGTCCCTGTTCATAGGTGTTCTAAAGATATGGCCGGCCGGTATCAGTATGACGCACGCAGATAATGGTTTGTACTGTAGTCACGTACGCCTCGTTATCGTTAGCCGACTTATCAGGGATATAAATGGCGCATTGTTATCTTTAAGGCCGCGGTCTATAACCTCCTTCGTTCGAAGGTTATCTTCCTGCCGGTTAGTATAAATACAGGCACTCGCCAACTGGTAAGCACAGTTCGCCTTGATCGCTCGCAGTGAGTAGTGCTCGCGCTTCTGTACCAGCAACTAACTAACTATTATGCCTCGACGTCGTAATCCCCGAGTCGCGCCGTATCCGCAGGAGTCTGCTCGAGCGGCATCTGTTCGAGCAGCAGTGCAACAAATAAATCAGTTGGGCTCTCTCGTCCCTTCTAACGTGCGCATGGCCGCAGAGCGTATTGCTGAAAGTTTTTCTTCGTACAATGACGATTTTGTGGCTCCCATTTTTTCTTTGGACGACGAAGATGATTTTGTGGTCCCCATTCAAGACAGCGATGGCGTTGCTGGAGGAAATGTCGAAAGCGTTTTTGAAAGCTTTTCTGAAAATGAAAACGTTTCTGAGAGCGTCTCCGAAACCACCGGACAGAATCAACCAAGTTCGGAAACGGTGAAGTTTGAATGTCATTTGTGTCTTGTGACGTACACCGAAGAAACGTTCGTGGAGAGCGCCGTCCAAATTTCATCATTTGTCACGCCCAGAGGTTGCACGCATAGTATTTGTATTAAATGCGCAATTAGATTGCACACTTCCAATAATGCTGTGTCGTGCCCGTTTTGTCAGCAGAGAGTCAAATTCTGGACAATATATACTAATCAATTATTCATGGAATGTCACATCATGACGCGAGGACGCAATCGAGTTGCCGCTCAAGAAAATTATCAAAATCATTTCGTCAATCTGTTGGACCGGAACAATTTTGATGAAACGTCGGAGCAGACTGCTACGCCTGTGCAAAGCACAATGCCTTCGTTTGAACCTACTTCATCGCCTTCTTCTGAACTTACACCGTCCGCAGCTGCGGCACAAGTCAGGCGCATAACCGAACTCGAAGAGCAACTACGCGTGAAAACCATTGAACTGGAAGCGCAGCATGACGCAGCTGTTGAGCAGTTGAACGCAAGAGATTCTCAGCTTCAATCGCTGAGTGCGCAATTTGCGGAAAAAAATTGTCAGCTCGCACAAATGACAGTTTTCGAAGAGCAGATCGGAAACTACAAAACGCGCCTCGCCGACGCCGTTAACCAGTTGAAAAATTGTCAGCTCGCGCAAATGACAGTTTTCGAAGAGCAGATCGGAAACTACAAAACGCGCCTCGCCGACGCCGTTAACCAGTTGAACGCAAGAGATTCTCAGCTTCAAACATTACAATCAGAACTGGAATCACAGAATCAAACTTACACCGAACTTTTCAATCAACTGAAAGCGCAAATAAGTGAAAATAAAACATTAAAATCACAGTTAGATGACAAAAATCGTGAGCTCGAGCAAGTCAAAATTTCAAATGAAGTATATAGAAATCGTATCGGCGATCTGATGGGCGATTTACAAGCCGAAAAAGAAAAAACACGCTCACGCAATCTTGCCGAAGCCGCGGATCAGATTTTAACATTAAAAAACCAAAATTTCAATTTAAATGCTCAAAATAAAAAATTAATCGAAGACATAAATAAAATACAACTCCAATTAAGTACTTGCGAAAAGGAACAAAAACAAGCTGTGAAAGTAGCATCCGACAGTTTCGCGGCGCAAACTAAAGCTCAGACGGCACAGCTGCAAGCGGAATCTACAGTGAAACAGTTGAAAACCCAAGTTCAGTGTTTACAAAAAAGCCTACAAGATGCGCAAAACAAGTGTGTCGCTTCTGCTGTGTCTTTCGAAACCAAACGACACAAACAATTCCGTTCTATGATGCGGGCGTCTGTTCAAGATCATTCAAACGAAATCGTGAACCGTATTTGCGGCATTCAAGAGGCGGTCTACGGCGGAACCTTGATGTCGACCAGCGTCGAGCAGCAAGACCAACATTCACAACCTTCAACCAGCAGTAGGATGACCCCACACCCTTCAACCAGCAGCAATGTATCCATGGAGGTTAAAAATAACAACATAACTATTCATACCGATAGCAATACAAATAATTTTAATTGAATGCAAACAAATTATATAATGTACAATTAAATTAAGCTATGTAATATTACCTGTTAAATAAATTAAGTTTTTATATTTTTATGTAATAAAATAATAATTTAATTGTTTTTTTATTTTAATCCGTTTTTTGACATGTGTTCAAACAGTCACGGTCGTTGTATAATAAAAGTAAATCTCTTAGGTGACGCGGATTTATGCGAAATTCCGAAATTAATAAATGAATCACCGGCACTAGAGACCGTTCTGCATCCAAGCAAAATTACACTTAATTCCAAAAACAAAAGCTTTCAAAATAAATACATAACGGACAAAAGTTACAAACAGTGCATCATACAAATTGAGAAAGAGTATACAAATTGAAATGATTAATAAAAAAATGGATGGTTTATTATTTTTTTAAAAGTTGTTAATCGCTGTCCGTATTCGTATCGAATTAAATCATACACGAAATTGCGGCCCTTAATGTCGTGAACACTGTTCAAAGACTCCATATCTACGAATTGCTGGCGCCGTTTCATGCTATTTAAAGACAATTGTTCGTCTGGATATTTTTCAAATGGATGTTTTCCGCCGGTAAGCAACTTGTACGTCAACACGCCTACGGCGTACCAGTCAAACGATCGGGCGTATTTGTGATGTCTGATTTTTTCCGGACTAAAATAATCCAGCGTGCCGTCCCGGACAGACGTCGTATTTTCTCGTTTACACAATCCGTAGTCGCAAATATGAACTCGATCCAAAACTTCAAAGTATAAGATATTTTCCAGTTTAATATCATTGTGTATAAAACCTTGCGCGTGTAATTCATTGATTGCGCAACTTAATTGATGTACAACTGTTTTAGCTTTTTTGTATGAAAATTCGCCTTTGGATTGGACCAATTCAAAAAGATCCGGACAATCAATATACTCCATGATTAATTTATGTTCAGTGGGAGAACCTTGATAAAAAAATAGTTTTACAAAACTTTCGTGATAATTCATTAATTGATGTATTTTGATTTCATCGAGATTAAAGTGTTTGCTATTAATAGTTTTACACAAAAACAATTTACATGTGGGAGCGTGATACCACACGGATACGCGTCCAAACCTGCCATTTATTAATTTACATTTTGGTTTAATTTCTTTACAATTATTGTAAAATTTAAGTAAACTATCGGCATTATTCATTTTTGAAATGAATAACTACACGTCTGTCCGTTCTTATTTATTAAACTACGATGCGGATATAAATATTTTATCCAAAATTAACATGACAGAATCTCAAGAACTAAAACAAAAAGTTCACGGAAACAACATTTTTTTAAATCGTCAAAGTGCGTTGGCGTTGCTTAAACTGGCTAATTCTATTTTTGATGATAGCGCTTTTATGGCAGTTGAGGAAAGGGGACGCCAACTGGGCACGAATTATACGAATAATTTGTATACTATGAATCAGTTGCTGGAAACAGTCTCGAGCCAAAGTATTAAATTGGAACTAGCTAATATAATCAAAAATATAGAAAACAGATTAAAAAATGATATCGGTGATCCCCACATTGCAACATTAATTACCCAATTTTATAACCGCTATGCACAATCCCTTCAGCACCAACCGTACACGATGCCATTTCAACGAACTATTCCGTCACATACACCGTCGGAGACAACAGATTCAGCACCGGCTTCACCGCTTTCGACATTTGAGGCGCCTGTAGGCCGTAAATTAGAATACCGACAACCTGCATATAAGACGCCTCGTGAAACGCCTCTACCAAAACCCACAGAGCCCGTAGAAAATATTGCGCCTGCAGAAAGTATTAAGTCTATAGAAGACATTACTCCCGAAAATACTAGTTTAGAGTCTGAAGAAGGAAAAAAATCACGGTCTGAAGGTCCACCGCCGCTGCAAACACTTCCAGTATCTGAAAAAATGACGACATCTCCTTTGCCTGTTGAACGGTCTCCTACTATTTTTAGGCCACCTGCACCACCTCCTATGCCTTTTGCGGCACCTGATAATGAACCTCTCTTTGCGCCTCCTGCACCTCCTGCACCTCCTGCACCTCCTGCACCTAATGAAGCTTTAGACCCGCCTCTGTTGCCTCCACCAGGTGATCTGAGGTCGGATTTATTGCAGCAAATTCGAGAGGGCAAACGGTTAAAAAGCGTAAATAAAGAAAGCGCCGAAGTGGAATCTACAAATAATCCCCTAACACATGCTAAATTATTGGAAGACATAAGAAAGGGTCCTCCTTTGAAATCGATCGAAAAGTCCGAGAAAGCGCCACTACCTGTTGCAGAACTTACTTTACGAGAACAATTGCTAGAGAATATTAAAAATCCTCGTAAATTAAAACCCACACAAACAATTGTAAAACAAGCTGAGTTTAAAAAACCTAGTCGGGCCGTTTCACATGAAATGGATGTCTTACAGAAAACATTGCTTGGACGGCGAGCAGCGACCATTGGCACGTCTACGGAATCCGAAGCTCAATCAGAACAAGACTGGGAAGAGGAAGAAGAAAACATAATCGACAAAGCTCAGCCTGCAGATGTAGAATATGCCAAAAAGTTGTACAACATATTTGTAAATAGTCGTGTATATCAATTATCAAAAGAAGAAAATGTTCACGTTGTTATAAAAGAAGTAGAGACTTTATTACAAAGACCTAGAACTCAAACTAAAACAGTCCGGGCCATAAGACTATTAAACAGTTTAAAAGGTACGGTACAAAAGGAGGAAAACGTTTTGGATTCATCACGATATGCAATAGATGCAACGTATTCTATAATAAAACAGCCTTTATTCATAGACGATGTTGACACGTTTATAGAATCCATAGAAGATTTAATATTTAAAAAACGATACGCCGCGGCTCAAGAACACCTCGAACAAGCACTACAATTACAACCTGGCAATAAGCGGATTAAAACGTTTTATCGGGATTTGAAAATATTACAAGCGCATGCTTCCGCATTTGATTAAATGATTAGTAAGCCGGTCCAGTAAACAAAGGAGCATCAGGCGCGAACTCCTTTACCTTAAATACAAGAGACACTTCAATGAGTATTTCCTCTTCTTGTCCTGAATCGGTACCTACGTATACAATGGGTTTGTAGAAGTTTTCCCAAATAACGCGATTGACGAAAGACTCGAACGAGTTGGTGTATTCGCTATGAATATTCATTATCGGGCAACCGCCGCCTTTCTTTGCTAAACTAATTCTATATTCATTATTCATACCCACATAGGACGGCTCGACTATCTTAATTACTTCGTGGGGTACGTAATCCGGATCCCAACGGAGAGCGTGTTGTGCTAAGAATTTGTAGCATCTATTCGGACGAGTGGGCCTCATATTGATAACCAGAAAGACGTCCATTACCTCTTGGTCGTTTACAATAGGGAAACTGTCTTCAACGAAACGTGTCCAGGTTTCGCGCAAGAATTCCTTACCGCTCCAGTTGACTATCAACTTCATGGTATCGGGTTTAACATTGCGAATTTCTTTGAAAAGAGTTAATTTTTGATTTTTGCCCGGACCTAAGAAAGGATCCTCCGCAACCATATAGTGATCCAGGGGATCGAGATATTTTTCTTCTTCTTCATGTTCGATTAGATGTTTTTTACGTTTGACATTTCTGAAGACTGCGCCTAAATTTTTATAATATTTATTGTCGTACACGTACGTTTTCCCAATAGTGGGACGATATGAATAGAGTGAACAATCTGGCATGTTTATAGAATTTTTAGATTACAAAACTGTTACGAAAACAGTAAAATACTTATTTTACTAAGAAATATGTAGGAAAATTTACATTATCATAAAACTATTTTCACAATTGTATATAATTATATAAGTTAAAATAAAATAGAGGTTTCTTGCAAAACTCCTGCCGTTGATGAACATGAACCCGTACCAAAACATTGCCGAAGAGGAAACTGTAAGATACAGACCTTATAAAATGAGCAGACTAATGAATTTAAATTTGAATATGGATCCAAATACGGATATTGTTTTAAAGGAAGTTCGACGGGAAGGCACCGAACCTCTTTATTATGGATACAAATGTGTTCCCTTGGAATTTCCATTGACACAAATAGGTAACCAATATGAAATAGCTAGCCAATTTTCCCCTCAAAGAACACGATCTCGCCGACGGTCCAGTACATACAATCCCACTACATTGTCCACTGAAAGAATTCCAAGGACGGAAGGTACAGGGCGCGTGAGCGAATTAGCAAGAAGCGAACTGCCCCGAAGCGAACAGGGAAGAAGTGACATAGTTAGGAGTGAAGTCGGCAGGAGTGATATAGGATTGGGCAGAAGCGATTTACCTAGGAGCGAACTAAGCAGAAGCGAATTACATAGGAGCGAAACTGGGAGGGAGTTGGGAAGAGGCGAAATATTAAGTTCGCAATTCCCGAGTAAAAATGTAAGTCAAACGTCTTCCGAAGCAATAAGAAGAAATTTGATATGAATATATTTTTTATTAATTAAAAGTTACAAATTGGATTGGACCCCTTGCATAGTCCCGCAATTGGACACAATTTCTCGACGCTCTTTATTTTACTACAGTTCGGTGGCTTATAAACGTTTGTCGATTTAATCAACAAATGCGTCAATTCACTAAGACACTTGGTTTCGCTTCTGTAAAAGTCCGCAAGTGCTTCGAATAAACATTTGTTTTGGCATTTGATGCACGTTACAACGTTGACTATGTAGCAATTCACAATGAAACGCTTGCGGTACTTGCCGCCGCGGGGTTCTTGAAGATCTTTCAAAATGGTTTTTATACACGGAGGCATATTGATGTTTTTTTTCAGTGTATAAACAATATCATATCCATTGTTTTTTTTCATACATATATTCCTTTTGCTTTTTCTTTTTATTACAGTCGGTATGTCAGTTTTACTGTGAACAGTATTCAATAAAAGGTGTAATCTTAACCCAGTTATTTTTATTAAAACTCCACCCTTTTCAAAAACAGTATACGGGCTCAAATTTATTCTATCAATAAAATCGTCCGGATCTATTATGTATGTTGCTTTCTTGTCGATCGACGACATGGATGGTGTCCACAAAATAACTGAATTATCCGGTACATTCTCCATATCGGTTGTTGGTCACACGCACATTCCTCAACGGCACACTCTCGACTAACAGATCGGTTTTATTTTTTTTGTTATCGAACATGCTTGTGTTTAAATTATTACCGCCGTCACGGGCGCCCGTCCTGTTGTTAGTAAAATCGTTGGGAAGCAAAAACCTGTTACAATCAAAATTCGTCATGGTTTTCGTGCACAGCTCGTGTAAGTCATAGCGCAAAGTATTTAAATCGTTCCGCACTATATCATGGTCATTATCATAGGGACGCACGTTTGGCGTGCTTGTTGTTCTGAGCGTTCGAAACATTATTATATTATGATTTAAGTTGCATTAAATAAAATTAACTTACAGAAATGAATTCGTCGTCTTTAATAGATTATTCTTTAAATTTGACTGAAGAAATCAAAGAAAATATAACACCGCGAATCGACTCTTTAATTATCTTGAGGAAATTGTTGGATAAAAAAATTAAACTGAAAGATGCGCATCGTTTCGGATTCGTCGAACGACAAGAGTTGATTGGAAATGTAATGAAAATAAACGTCGATGTTTATTTACAAGGTGCCAATATAATTATACCCAACACGTACGTATACCATCATGTTTGTCAAAAATGCTACAATGTTGCCGACGTTCCTCTTCCTTCGCCGACAGATCAATCCGTAAATCTGTACCTCTGTAATTTTTGTGGGACGTGTTTAGTAACAGATGACGAAAGGCTGCAACATGATTTAGGATCAGTAATCCAACAATAAATTATCAATATAATGTTGTCTATTTATTCTGTGCCCTCTTGCCGATTCGAATATATCAAGAGCTCTGTCCGGAGACATGTTTAATTTTGATTGCATGTATTTACACAACAAGTAACCTGTACGGTTCACTCCATGAGTACAATGCACTCCTATCAACATTCCAGGACATCTGCGTGTATACTCTTCCATCGTTTTTATAAACTCCTGCACAAAACGATTATCGGGTACAATACCCCCGGGCACGTTTAATTTAGTATAAAGCAATCCTGCACGTTTAACGTCTTTGCTATTGTAGTGCTTGGACGAAGACAGATCAATAATAGCTCCAAGAGAGGGATGCTTTGAAAGTAAACGATCCAGTGTCCACACAACATCATCATCATCATGTACATATTCAAACAAATTGCGGTGCAGAGGAGTTTTGAAACATATTACTTTAATGTTTTCTATTTCCATGCCGCAGTTGGAATACTCGTCCCATCTGCCCGGAAACATTGTAACTTAAAATAAATTAATTACTTATAAGAACATGCATTACGAGCACATATGAGCTTGTAAACTCAGTTCATGTCGATTTTTTCAGTATGCGTCACGAAATACAGAATTCTTGGGACTCGTCGGCAACATGAGACCCGACATTAACATGGCATCTGTGGTAAATAATCTTTAAGCATATTAATTGTGTAATAAAATATTATTTATTTTAATTTAATAATCTTTTATTTATTATTTATTAATTTATCGAACACATAATAAAAACAATTGATGTCAATTTCATCTTCATCGGGTACACACAGCAGGTGGAACAAAAGATTTTTTTCTTTGTCAGAATGACAGCGTAAATAGAAAGAATCAATAAATTCTCTATTACTCACATAAACATCTTTACAAAGCCTACCGTAATCTTCAATAATTTCGTAACAATCAAATTTTATTTTTTCCTCATCAGTTACTTTGTCGCGTAAATATTTCATAAACATGTTTACACACACCATTTTATGTTTATTGAAATGTTCCTTGCCTATTCCACAAAACCGAACGTAAATGTTTCTCAACGCTTCGGGATGTTTCTGAACAGGTTGTAGCGGCATATCGTCATCACTTTTAATAAAATCTTTAGCTACTTTAAGTACACGATTACGAATAGTTTGTGGAACGGCTTTGGCACACTTAACAATCTTAAAAACATAAGTGGTGACGCAAAATTTATCATACCACCATCCGTGCGTTTGATTCGCAGGATTAAACACATAAGAGAGCTTTAAAAGCTTTCTAGTCATGCAATGATTAACAAAATGCGTTAAGATAACACACAATTCGTCCATTTTCGAATTCAGCTCATCATTGTGGTGTGACAGGAGTGCGTCCAATGCAAAGATGCTGTCTTCGCCTTCAACCTTTTTCCCAGAAAACGGTAATTGCTCCATGAAATCGAGCAATTTGTCCAGGACGCCGTTGATTTTTTCTTTTGTTCCTTTCTTGTACCACTGCGATAAAGCCGCCGCGGATTCAGATGCGTCAATGGTTTTCAATGCTTCGTCGAAACTCAAAGTATGTTTAATAAGTTTTTTAGCACATAAAATGTCAAGCTCGATGAAAGACTCTCCGTTCACATAAGAATTGTTTTCGTATTCTCTAATAATTTTGCCAATGTGATAATTTTCATCGTCTGTGTAGTAGTTGGCAAAATAATTATAAATTATCAACTTGCACGCCAACAGCATGGTGCTGTCTGTTTGAGATTCAAACGAAGAGTGCTCAAAGCCTGTCGAAACGTTGCTTTATATACTCGCAGACAAACAACAGCGACAAAGCGCTCGTACATCAACGGCAAATTCGCATACTTTTAGGAAGGCAGTCGTGGCCGAGTGGTTAAGGCGCCTGGTTTGAAACCGTCCCTCTGGGAGCGTAGGTTCGAATCCTACCGTCTGCGAACCGTTTTGCATCTGGTAGTTTCTTTTTTTTTCTTATATTCGTAATCGTGAGCAATAAGCATTTAATAAATTTAAATTTATGAGAAATAAAATAATTCGTAACAAATTATGAGAAATAAAATAATTCGCAACAAATTATGAGAAATAAAATAATTCGCAAACTAACATACAACATGTTACGGAAGCTAAAATTTTGTTTTCATTAAACCAGCCTCAACGGTTAAAATAAAAAATTCATTCACATGTGTTTAAAACGATTATTTTTTTTATTCATTATAAAGTTTCGTTTACAATACTTTTTGCCACACCAACATCACAGTTAACATGTATCATACGTTTTCCTAACTTTATTACTTTATAATTTTTACTGTAAAAATTTTCATTGATGCATTGAATGGCTAATAAAGGATTGGGATGTACAGCGTTGTATAAAAGTTCCATATCATTTTCGAACTGGGCTTTACGTTTACGAAAATGTGTTTCTTGACCCGATATAAAAGCTAATTTGGTATGGTCATCAACACGTTCAGAGAACACAGCTAAATGCTGATGTTTGGTTATATCTTTGGGAAAAATGACCCGATTTCGTTGTTGATTTTGTTGTATTGTAGTTTTTAATTTCTCTGAGGATTTCATTATGTTTAACTTGGAACTCAACTCATTCAAACGTGTGTCAAAATGTGTAAATTTCATATTGACCTCGTTTTTGAACGTTTCGTGGCTTTCTATAAATTTTTCACTATTCATATTCAGCTTTCTAACATTTTGCAAAACATTCTCGATCTTATCTCGCAAATCATCGGGTTGCACGTAATCGTTCATTAAACTTAAAACTACTTCGATTTTGTGAGCGAAATGCAAACCTTTTAATATGTTCACAAGACCTTTTTGAGTGGTAAACAAACTTCCTAACGTATTCATAGTTTTTTCTGTTTTTTTGTTAAAAATTATTTCATTCAAATGGTAAATTTCCTCTTCATTCCAGTCGCAATCATGTATATTATCAAGTTTAATCATAATTCCTTTAAAAAAATCAACAATACTGTAACATTTAACATTATTCTGATTCATTAGATATCTATAATTAAAGTTATAATTGACGCATTTAAAAGTTTGCCATTTCAGCAGATGAGACGGATGCTTGTCCAGTGTTGGTGCCTTGTACATGTTAAAATCATAACCATTTTGATCATCTTCAAAGTCATTGAAATTTTCTTCATCATCATTATTGTTGTTGTTATCTCCATTGTCGTCTAGCCACCATTTCCATAACCAATCGAACATCGTTCGATTTTGTCAATCAATTCCTGTGTAATACAGTTTGAAAATTTAACACCCTTACTATTGTAACTAAAAGGCGCTCTGATTTGTGTGCTCGAATTACAAAATATGTTTTTGTCCACTTCTGGCCAGAATATTAAAATTAATTTTTCTAAATCGTCATCAATCGTACCTAACTCTATTGGTATTTCGTCTGCGTATAAACAGACAGCTTGCCGTACTGCGTCCGCAAAACTGCCAGTGCACACTTTGGACAAATCCAGCCTGTTAGGTTTTTCAAAAACTCTATAACGATGCAAACGGACGTGTGAAGAAGATGTTATCTGGAACTTGTTTGCAAACTTTAACCATAGATGAAATCCACGATTACCGCTAAACATGACCCTGGACACGTTGTCTTTTGTGTAGAAAAATAAAAAAGAGGTGGCTCCAATTTTAATTTTCAACATCAATTCCTTTTCGTCTTTGACGTTCTTGTAATCTGCATCGATAATCCATTCCCGGCCTCCTCCGTTCTCCAACGGCTTTATGTGCACGTCGGTAACATTATGCGTCTTAATAAAGCTGAATAGTTCACTTGCGTCTTCGAAATATTTATCTGGATGTAACCATTTTGCGACGGACGTGTAAAATGCAAACTTCCGATACGAGTTGAAGGCAATAGCGTTCCACATCATTGCCACTCGCTTGTTTGTGTACAGAAATTGTGACATGATAGGATCGTCAATTGTAATTTATGGCTTTAAAATGAGAGCGTAATAAAAAATGCCACAGACATTATAAATTTATCGAAGCGAGACATCTTCTCCGCGCTTGCAATGTTCGCGCTACAATATTTTATTTCGGTTTCGTTAATATGTGGCGTGTATTGCTCTAATATACTGGCAATTTTTCCCACTCCTGCGTACAGCCACCACATCGTCTATCGCGTGTATGTGCAAGAGTTGGCACGATATTGTCACGATATCACGGTCATTAAACCTACTTTTTTAAATTATGAAAGCAATCATTTCGTCTGCGGAGAGATTCGAGAAATAAATGCAGACATATCTTCGCAACAATACAAGCAGCTCATTGCAAAATCTGCAATTTTTAGAAAAAGAGGTGCCGTGGCAGACACCGAAAGCGTAACGTTCGCCAATTATTTGGGACTGATTGAAATGTTCAGAGATCAATTCAATAATATAAATGTGCGAAATCTTATTAACAGCAACCAAACGTTCGATGTGGTCATTGTGGAAGCGTTTTCTGATTACGCCCTCGTGTTTGGTCATCTTTACAGTCCGGCACCTGTCATACAAATTGCACCCGGTTATGGATTAGCTGAAAATTTTGAAACTGCCGGAGCGGTGTCTAGACATCCTGTGCATTATCCGAATATATGGAGAAGTAATTTTAAAAATTCACAAGAAAATATCATCACAGAAATCAGACTATACAATGAATTCAAAGCACTGACGAGCGCATCTAATTTGATGTTAAAAAAACAATTCGGACCCGATACACCAACGCTGCAAGAACTGAGAAATAACGTGGAGTTGCTGTTGTTAAATTTACATCGGACGTTCGACAACAATCGTCCTGTACCGCCAAGTGTGCAATATTTGGGCGGCGGTATACATCTAACGAATTCGTCAATATCAAAATTAAATGACGCAATGGATCATTACATGAACAGTTCCGAAAAAGGAGTAATCTACGTTAGTTTTGGTGCTAGTGTTGATACCAACTCTTTCTTGAGCGAATTTAAAAACATGCTAATTAACGTGTTTAGAAGTTTGCACGAATACACCATATTTTGGAAAATGGATCCAAAATCTTTGAAGAACACAACAGTTCCTCGAAACGTGTTCGTTCAAAACTGGTTCAATCAACGCGCAGTTTTAAATCATGAAAAAACCGTAGCCTTTATCACACAGGGCGGTATACAATCTACCGATGAAGCTATCGAAGCGCAAGTACCAATGGTATGTTTGCCGATGATGGGAGATCAATTTTATCATTCCCATAAACTTGCAGAGTTTGGGGTGGCGATTTCTCTCGACACAAGCACCGTTACTGCCACCGAACTTATAATGTCTCTTCGGGACGTGTTAAATAATTTATCATACAAGGAAAATGTAAAAACGCTAAATCGGCTTATCACCAAAGATAAAATTTTGTTTCCGCCACTGGATGTAGCGATCAAATTCACGGAAAGAGTGATTCAATATGCTCCAGAAAAACAACGTAAAATGTGTTCATTGAAAACGACGGCTGCAAATATTCCATATTCCGAATACTTTATGTACGAGACCGTGTTTTCTATTGTAATGAATCACTTTTCAAGGTTTTAGTTATCAGAGTATGTGTAAATACATACAACCATAATGACGAACTCTGGGCGGTTGCGCAGTTCCTGCCTTTATAAACGCTCACGCGCCAAAGCGACTTATTATTGTGTCAGGACGTTCAAAGGTGAAACATCGTTAACATGAACTCTCCGCCTAAATTATTTGAATTTTGTAAGCCGCGCCTTAGTGCATCTGAATTTTCTGCAATGTCCAGAAAGCCGTGCAACGAGCCGACATTTGGTCGTGTGAGCAATTTAACATGTACAACTACGACTGTTACAAGTACCCGAATTACGGCAGTATCGAAAAATTTGGATACAGTGAGAAAGATTTCTAATGTAATTTCATCTCTTCGCGATACGCATTTAAATTTTAATAAAATTCAAAATTTGCAAAAAAAGCGTTTAAAACATTTGCAAAATTTAGTAAAGAGAAAAAACGAAATCATATCACAACTAGCCACCCAACTGGAGCTATTCAGTAATGCGAAATCTTTAAATAGCAACTTGAAAATTTGCCAAAATAAATATTTAGGCGTGGTTAGATGCAACAACGTGATTCGTACAGTGTTCGGAAGCGAAAAATTCGTACGAAGACGTTTGGCAGAATTGTGCACTCTACATAAGGCCGAGTACATCTATTGCGCAATATGCACAGGCGAAGAGCGCCAACAGATATCTCAATTGTTATCGAGCACATTTCTCACAAGAGTGATTGTGTACGAGAAAAACAGACGGTTTGAATTCTTACAGGAGGACGAAGCTCATAAGGCGCAAACTCTAATCATCGACTATTTCAACAATGAATCTCGAACTAAAATTGATTCCGATTAATTTAGAAGGAAAAGAAGATGAATGCCTGCAGACCACGTCATTGAGGCGGCGCTGTTTCGGCGACGACCAAGAAGACATCGAAATATGTTACAGTGTTAAATGTCGTTCGCCTTTTGCCAAGTATAAATTAATAATTGTAATCGATGGTTTTGAAAATGAAGCTTTTATTCAAGCTACATTTTGTAGCAAATCTAACAATGTAACGATAGTTAATAAAACTCACCAAAATAAAATCATGTTTGACGGATTCGTGGACAACACCGACGAGGGCGCTACGATTCCTTTCAAGATAGGCCCTTTGTATTCGACTAATAAAAATATAATGGATTATATGGTTACTGACATTGTTAAAAAAATTGAAGAAAAACAAACCATATTAAAAGTATTTATAAATGAGGCTCATACTTTTAACAAATGGAATAAATTTAAAGGTTTATTTTTCAATCAATTTTTTAATGAACATCAGCTAATAGATAATGTAGAAAAATTTTGTAAAGAAGGTATTAATTGTGTTACTAGAGATATTAACTATACTACTAGAAATATTAATGTTACTAAATGGGTTCCTGCGTTAAATTATGTTACGGGTAAAAAAATAATTAATATAATGTTTATATTTAAGTTCTATTAATAAAGAGTTTGGGTTGTAAAAACTTATTTATTTAGTGTTTACAAACTTATTTACATACGATATAAATTTGCTCCAGTTTTCAGAAACCCAATTTTTATGTAGATAGTTAACTTGTTGCATTACACAAAGGGGTACAGCATCCGTAAAGTTGTTGGTTCTCAAATAAATCTGTACTAATTTTTTACATCCCAACACAGGACCGTTGATGTCTAAAATTTTCTTTACAAATGTAGATATTTCCTGCAAACTCTTGTTGTCTACTTGAAAACTTTTGTCGTTGACACAATTTTGATAACAATCAGTGGGTAATTTTGACAAAAGCTTAATAATGTGCTCGGATCTCCTTTCAATTTTATAGTTAAATTTGAAAGTAAAAATATCTTTCATCAAACATAAAATTTCATTGTTCAAAACTTTTTGAACAGAGAGAAGCATCACTTTGTACGATTCTCCGAACCAACGCAGCGTCTTAACGCAGCGCTCTTCGTTAAACTCGCTTTTCATAATGCGCATATTAACAAAAAACAAATACAACGGTAGTGATGCATTTTTGGTAAAAAATATATTTTGATTGTCATATTCTTGCATGTTGTTGGCTGTTACGTTTGCACGAATTGCAAATCTAATCAAATCGAAATCTTTATTGTATTCCGTTTTTATGCAACAAACCATGGGATCAACGGCCAGTTGAATACAGTCGCTCATTTTATATGCGCCGTTTTTAAATGTTTTAAAAAGTATTAAAGGATCTTGGACATTCACCTCCGCAATATAAAAATCAAGATCATTTTTAACACGATAAACGGCATCTTGTAAATTCCTTTGTAAATTATTTAATTTTATATCATTACCGTAGTAGTCTACATCTAAACATTTTAAACTTAAACTCTCGTGCGGATCGTTGATGTGACAAGCGGTGGCAGCGCCTCCCGCCAATATCAAAGCGCCTTTTGTTTCATTTATGATTGTTTCGAAACAAGTCCTGTAAAAATTAGTGTCAATCTTCGCCAACACTCTATCTCTGATTCGCTCTTCTAAATCTTTAACTGTTATGTAAGGCACAATACCAAGTTTTAATTGATCAAGTAAATTTTGCATAGTGGAGTATGTTTAAGCGACCTCACCGTACGGCGGTGCAAACGATACAAGGTGATTCTTTAAAATTTTTATTCGTTTCCAATAATTATAATATTTTTTACAAATTAGCGTATAAATTCGCGCACGCTAACTTGTTGTGTGAAAATTATACCTTTTCATCACTGTGCACAATAATAGACGCGTTGGTTAATTTTGAACGTGTTATGTTTGGAAAAAGTTTATTACTCAACGGATTGATGAATTTTCTTTTACTCAACAGCGACGGCAGTACACTGCAGCATATTCTGCTTCAGAATATATTGGGACAATTACTAAATAAATACTACTAATCATTATTCGGCATGGCGTTGCCTACGATGCTGGAGTTGTCAATGGCGTGTTTGACTCCGGATATAATCGACAAACAAATGTTTAAAACAATTCTACCCAAAACTCTCTTGGAAAAATTTTCATTATGTTCTCATTACAACAAATGCTTTTGTCGCGTTTATCGAGGACCTGAACGATTTCACCTTCAAGATGTTCTCATGCCATTGACGCAAACTTCATGCTTTAAATGTAGATTACAATGCAGATTATGTAATATGTTATCGTTTAACTTAAAACAAGTCATTGTTTCTAATAATTTAATGGATTTTTGAAAAATCCCCGTCTGCTATTCAAAGTTTGCTCTGAGTGCTATGCTGATGAAAAGAAATTTGCGCGCAACATAAAATGTGCTGTAGAAAATGTAAGAATGCAGAACATCAGAGTTTATTTGTCCGATTTGAAAGGAGACATCATTGTTACAATTAAACGCTTGTGAGGAATATTATAAACATGGTGTTTAAAAATAAATATTAGCACGATCTTTCAAGCTTTTTATTATTAACTATTCATAGATTTTATTTTACGAGGCTTAGGAGGCGCAACAGGGCGCAGCACACGAGCAGGAACCGAATACTGTTGCTCTACAGTTACAGGAACTACAGCTACTGGAGCTACAGCTGCACAAACTCCAGGAGATGCATCCACATGGGACAAAAGTGGTGGTGGAGGAGGAGGAGGTGGTGGTGTTGAAGGCAAATCGTACTTGAAATTTAAGTTGTCAAAGGCGGCAATAAGAGCGTCCACGTCAATGTCCTCGCGTACAACGCTGACAGGATTAGACCTTGAGGACGCTTTCGAATTCTGAGATTTCCGGGCTGAATATATTTCTTCGAAACATCTTATTTCACTACTCTTCTCGTCTGCTTCTTCATTATCGTCGCAGTACATTGGTGCGTACGTTTTCATGTATATATCATTGTGTTTGGTATTCTTCGAAGAAGTGTCAGCATTCGCATTTGATTTTTTTAAAAATACATACAAATTCCACAACTGCACGATGAGCAGCGTTAAAACTGACAAAATAGTGGCTACAAAGTTTTGATTGAAAAACGTTTTCTCGTCCTCTTTTATTAGCTTTCTGCAGGATACGCATTTAACCTTGAAATAATGCGTTTGAATCAATTTGTTATCTACAAAAAAACAATTATTGTCTACAATCATGTTTTCGTCCATCAGCAATATCCCAACGCCGCTCCAGCAAATCGACTCTAAATCGTAGTCTCTATAGTTGACATCCAAAAATGGTACGTGACCATTGTTATGAATATTGATTTGATAGATTATAAACCAAATCCAAAAAATTGCAATCATTGCGTTAACCAAAATCGAAATGAATTTAACAAAAAATTTTCTTCGTCTTGTAATCGCATCATTATGGTCAGGACGGCGCGGCACGATTTCGGGATCGTCATTGTTTTTCTTACTTTTCCACAAACCTTTGAGACACAAAATCAGCGCTCGTAAGTAGATTGATGCGTAAAACAACAGCCATAAACCAAACAGCGGTGCAGTCAACACAGACAAATTGATAACAAACGAAGTGTCTTGAATATCCAATGAGAATGCAAATCTGTTATCTATGATGCCCAATACAGATAACAGGCATATTAACAGATAAATAATAAATAAAATGCAGTTCAAAAATGCTTGTAATACACTCACAATATTCTTGAGCATTGTATTAATGTTTGCACTAGCACACAACTAAGTAACAGGAATATGTATCGGGTACTGATTATGCTTTTCATGTTTCTTTTCCTTTTTATACTCTATCAACCCTTCTATCAGGCCCATAATCATATCAAAGAAAAACAAAAGGATTATAATGATACGTTGTACGACAGGATGGATTATATCGAATCCGTAATGCGCAGAAGGCATTACGTGCCGATAGAAGCGTTGCCACACATCCGTTTCGATACTAATCTGGGTACATTAGCCGGTGATACGATCAGGTGCATGTCTATGCCGATGTTTGTTAGCGATATTGAAATGCCAATGTTCGATTGTTCAGAGATTTGCGATAATCCTGCGGCTGTTTATTTCTTTGTGGGTCCTGGGGACATGTTTGTGGTCAACGGAAATCGTTTAAGCGTGGGTGGATATTGCACAACAAACAGCGTGCCTCGCAACTGTAATCGTGAAACGAGCGTGGTATTAATGAGCCTTAACCAGTGGACGTGCATAGCGGAAGATCCGCGCTATTTTGCCGGCACAAACAACATGACTCAGCTCGCAGGACGTCAGCATTTCGATCGAATCATGCCCGGCCAAAGTGATAGGAACGTGCTATTTGATCGATTGTTAGGACGCGAGGTGAACGTGATCACCAACACGTTTCGCCGAAGTTGGGACGAGCTTATGGGTGACGGCACGCGTCGTTTTGAATTGCGTTGCAATGCTCGAGACAGCAACAACAATCTGATGTTCGTTAACCCCTTAAATCCATTGGAATGTTTACCCAATGTGTGCACCAGCGTCAACAACGTTCACCCTAGCGTTAGGCCCGTTTTCGAAACGGGCCAATGCGATTGCGGGGACGAATCTGTCACTAGAGTAACTCATGTCGTGCCCGGCGACACAACGTCCATCTGCGCCAGCATCGTGGACCGTTTTGATAGAGACGCCGCTTCTTATACATACAGAGTGGATTGTATAAACTTGTACTCAACCATCTCTAATTTTTCGAACAATAGATTATTCTGTCCAAGTGACGTGTTCAACAGCAACACGGATGCCGCTTTTGCTTTCGAAGTGCCCGGATCATATCCGCTGTCAGGCAACGGAATAGACGAGCCTACATATCGTTTCTACATGGATACAAGATCCAGGGTCAATTACCGTGACGTCCGCGGTTTGTTATCGTAATTCAATAAGCCCGCATAATCCTCGATATGAAATTAGTATAAAAGGCTAACATGTTTGCAGAACAGTCAGTTGTTTTCAAGTTCTCTCACAATGAACAGGCAAGAGTGGTGTTCGTTGGTGATTTTAATTTCGTCGTTGTGCGTCACTACAACGACAGAGGTTAACCCTCCGCGCGCGGCGTTTCAAACTGTTCCCGTCGACGACACAGTTGGACTGCTGTTTGAACGAATCTACGGCATGAGGCATATCACCACGGACAGGTTCGTGTTTATACAGCGAATCAACTATATGTCGGTATTGCAGCAACTACGGTCGATGCACAAAAACATTGTAGAACGTGAAGCAGACTTCACCGAATGTGGTCACTACATACATCAACAGTACTTGTATAGAATTGTCCATTTGATAGAACGTTTTAACGAATATTTATCTACAATCGAAGTACTGGACAAGGATTATTTAGCCTACAAATGGGATGGTATTGTTACTAACAATGATGTTAACAATTTTGATTATGTCGATTTTTATGTGGACGACACCAACTTGGCAGAAAAACATTTGGTCGCGGAGAAGTCAAAATCAACAATGTTTCCTGAATGGGGTAAACTCGATGCAAAGCTCGCCAAAGTTTTACTTTCTAAAAAGTTGCCGGAAAATGTTTTGATTACATGGTTGCCGGAAAAAAATACCGGTGTCCTGGATACTCACATTGCTTCGGAGAACGAGCGCTGCAAATATATAGAAAACTTAATAGTTGTTTTCTCATATTTAATGAAAAATGCTACGAATGATGCGACTACACTACAAGCGCTCATCTCGAATGTACGAGCCAACAAATTGAACAACAACTTGCTAACGGACTACAAACTTTTGAAAGAAATGAAAAACGCAACCAGCGTTGTGAGGAATCGCCACCGAGCTTGGGTTAATGACAACAGAACTGACAGCAACGGTCACTTTAATCTAGCCGAAGCGTACCGATTGTATTTGTTTATGGACAAAAATTATTCATTAATTTTGTTTGTTGTTATGCCTCTATTGAACGAAAATAATGTTAGTTACAACGTTTATCGCATTATGACTGTTCCGTTTTGTAGAGGAAGAATTTGCCTGTTTATGATACCCAATAACGAGTATATAGCTGTTTCTATGACTAAAAATTATTACATACCTTTTTCATTTGAAGAATGCACATTGTTTGCAGGTTATGATGAATATTTGTGTCCAGAAACTAATACTTTACCTACGATCAATTCAAAAACGTGTGAAATAGAAATGTACATGGGTAGGTACGCCAATGTTATGGACAAATATTGTGATCTGAGATTGGGCACTTTGTTATCTGACTCAGCATACATTTTGCCTTTAATGGAATACCGTAAATGGTTGTATATGTTTCATAAAAAATTAAACATTGGGTATTTCTGTAACGAACTCAGTAACAATGACGGCACTTTATCGGTAGGGTCGGGAATAGGCATACTTTCAGCAAAACTTGCTGACACATGCTCGGTACGTATTTCTTCGAAAATGTCTATAGCTTCTGATTCGAGGTTTTATGTGACCGAATCTTTTACCTATTGGCCCAAAAACAGATTCAGTTATTACAACTATTTTGATCAGAACGTGTTTGGTAATGCGTCTGTCAAATTGTTGAAAAAAATTAATAGTATCAAAAAATTAAATCTATTGACATTAAGTACACAATTTGTTGCAAAAGATTATCAAAAGGTGCACACCTTTTTTAAACCATCATTTACCGAAGTCAAAAATGACTCACTTGCTCATTTAGAACTTAAGAATTTAAATTTAAAACTTGAATACTTATTCGTTATTGTTTTCGGTTCAGTGCTACTTCTCATTGCAACTGTATTAATTATTTGGTGTTGTTATAAAAAAAGAAGTAGAATAGCAGAGCAAGCGACTGTGAAGTATAATAATTTACAGAAAAAAACCGATCGTGTTCATTTGATAGACGACTCCGAACGGGGCAAACTCCTGTATGTGACATTTAAAAAGGAAGCGCCAAATGTCAATGTTATAAAACAATCTTCTGTGTATCCTATGAAACTTAAAGAATTAAAATAAAAAAATTGTCTTTTATTATAACATTTTATTGATTAGGAATTCCAAAGTACACAAGCATTTAATTATAGTGCTTTTCAATATCACGAGTTCCGTCAAAGTGTAATCATTCACTTGTAGAGCAGTACGCAGCTCGTTGATGCTGTTAATGAAATATTCGGTTTGTTTCAGAAAATGATCATACGCCACTGGATGATTTTTTAATACTATAGCAGCGTTATATTTACTGGAGAAATATGAAAGATTTTTATTTTCGCACAGCATCTCTAATTCATTTTCACTAATGTCTAACTCCGAATTATCGGTAACAAATTCAAGCTTTTCATTTTCCGAAGAATTGAGCAAACAATTCAATGATTCAATTTGCTCAATGATGCCGTGTATGTTGGCAGCTGTGATTAACAATCTTTCACTAATTTCCTCGCTGTTACTTGCAAAATAATTTAATACATCTTTATTTTGCAATTTTATCAATTTAGACAAATCTATTTTCGCTCTATTCAAAGAATCATCCATTTCAATACAGCTTATATACTGCGTAGTTATTTACTGGAGTATTCCAATACAAGTTCGCAATATGTCCGGCAATTCACTTTGAAACTAATCTTGTTAAACTCGTGTTGTACAAAGCAGCCCTGTCACAAACGTACGACTTGCGGTTGTCATTCTCGTAATGGCGCATTGGTCGTATCCAATTTGTTTTCGAGCCTCTTTAATAATAAATCCAATGCTTTGGTGATAAGGTCGTTTTATGGATATTCGCTTTTCAATTATTGAAAGAGAAATCCGCTGTGCGGAGTAAATATTACGTTCGTATAAAAGCTTACACCCCGTTTGCTTGTTGTTATTCAATATCGACATGTTGTGTTGCGGGGATCGCTATCTCGAATTCGACAACGTGCGTGTGAATCTCGCACATATTCATTTCACCAAATGTTCTGACAATAATAAAAACAATATTTTTATAGTTTTTATTAATTTAAAACACGCGCTGTGCAGCAAGTTTCAATTGATAACGGATTTGTCATTAAAAAACGTCGCTATGAAGATTTTCAACAAGTTACAGTTTACGGTGAATGGATTGCCGATTATATTACAAGGCGCAAACACCCGGTTAAGCTACAGTTCTGTGGATCCCGACAATCTGTCTGTAACAATTGATCTGGGATATAATTGCCGTATAACTGTGACTAAACAGCTGTAAATGTATTTTTCAAATAAGTGTGCAAGTGTTGTAAATTAAACATTAAAATTTTTACATATTAAAGGTGTATTTATTTATTACGCAATTAATGTTCAATATTAAAAAACAGAATGGGTTTAAATGCCAGCGAATACGGTTTGTCGGTATATTTTCTGTTATCCATATCGGTCATTTGTATCTCTTTCCCATATTTTACGCCTTCGATGACACCGCATATTAACATTTCAACCTCTTGAAATGGTCCTTCGCTCTTGTTGAGTTCAAACATTTCATGAAACTGATCCATTGTAGTGCGTTCGGTTTGCACTGGACGAGTTAATGCGCCGGTTGCGTATATTTCTGCGTTTTTGGCGCGTGTGATGTTATGAAATTTCCTTAACAAAATCTCACGAGCTGGTGGCGAGTCTGAAAAGTGCAAACACACGCTCGGTTCCATTTTGAAAGCAAACTCGTCCCGAAAATATTTCTGCATAATGTTACTATACATTTTATTAAAATAATGTATGTTATTCCATTGAATACTGAAGAATTGACCATGTGTGCTTTTGGCGCGTTTCATTTTTCCAAAGTCGACAAAACCAAATCCGCTCGGCTTTCCTTTAACGCGACATCCGATAGTGTAGGTGTTTTTTTGACCGGTGGGCTCCATTGCTACGATGCTTTTATCGATGTCAGGGTACAATTTTGTGTGCCATTCGTGCATATTGTTGACACTAAACAAAAAGTCGAGACCGCTCTTCAAATAGGGATCAGTGCAATCGAACACTGTGGCATTTTTTACGCTCAAGTTGAATACTAATTTCTCCAGCCAAGTTTTCTGTGGAACATCAACTCGTTCCACTTGGAGCGGCTTAAATATACACAACATACCGCTTTCGTCCTGTTCAAGGCTATAGCCACTGTCGTTGTACGGAATCAACTGCTGATCCTGCTTCTCTTCCAATTTGACTTGTTTTTCTTGAGAAGACTGTGAATTTTTACTTTCAAATTTTCTTTTAATAGCGAGCATTTTGTATGAAAAAGCGCTGTATGCTATTTTCAGTTAATATAAGTATGGAAACACAAAGCGTGGGTGTTGGCTCCGCATTCGTGCACACAACTGACGATTTGCTTAAAAATGTATGCTTCAATCACGAAAAATGCGCACCTTTTAAGATGCATCATTGTGTAATGTTGAAAAGATTAAGCAACGGTTTAGTGGACAAGAACATAGACGCGTCGGTTTTCAATGAATTAAAAAAATTTAACTTTAAGATAGATATCACAAATAATTACATTACAAACGTGCTCGATTATCAATTTGTAATTCTCGAAAACGATCTGTCGACTGTTCATATTTTAGAGACGCAAACTAAAAACAAACTTGGCCATTTAAACGTTTCGGTGAAGCAAGACGATCCTCAAATTTTGATAATAACTGCAGTAACTGCGTAGCATGGAAATTATTCCTATGTACATTCTGAACTTGTCTGAAACTATACACAATAATGAAATAAACCATGGTCTCAACCTGTTAATAAATCGGTACGACTCATTTGAAAATTATCCCATTCAAGACGCAACTATGAAGAATAATTTTGTAATCAACGGGTTTAAACACAATTACGTGGACGATACAGTCGTATGTGAATATTGTAATGTTGAAATAAAAAATTGGTCGCTAAACGATTGCATCGAATACGTTCATTGTAAATTTTCGCCGCATTGTTCTTACGCAATCAAATTGTCAACATTTCAACATCTAGATGACACTTTGTCAACAGAGGCTGTGTTAGTAAAAACAGGCAAACCCAAATGTATTTACAAATGTATGACCAACGCACGTTCGAGAATCAACACTTTTGCTGAATACTGGCCCGCCACATTCAAACACATGATAGAAAACATTGCGGACGCAGGTCTTTTTTATTCAGGTAGTGGCGATGAAACGGTATGTTTCTTTTGCGATGCTCGTGTACGTGATTGGCACCAAAACGACGACGCGTGGCAGCGACATAATTCTCAAAATCCACAATGTTTTTTTGTCGTCTCTGTTAAAGGCAAGGATTATAAACACCGGCGCGACAGCGAACTCGTCGAAGAAAATCATGTATCCGAAAATGTCGTAGCTGACGACGACGTACAAGAAAAACTGGAGTGCATAATATGCTTAGAACGTCAACGTGACGTCGCTCTTTTGCCGTGCAAGCACTTTTGTGTATGCGTCCAATGTTATTTCGGTTTACAAGAGAAGTGTCCGACCTGTCAGCAGGACGTTACCGATTTTTTAAAAGTGTTTGTCGTCTAAGTAAAAAGTAAATATGGTGTATCTGTTGTTCTATAACGGCTATAACATTGAAAAAAAGTTTTCAAAGGAGTATTTGAATCACATTTATTACGATCAAATTGCACGATGCTTTCATGAAAAAAACGTTTTAATACCGGACTTAAAGGCAAGCATCGATTGGGATAGAAGCACTCGGAAGCAGCTTCACGTTTTGAATAAGGAAGTTTACAAAAGATTGTTACAATGCGAAGGACGATACTATTGGCCGAACGGTTATCGTTTCCTGTGCCGACCATATAAGACGCGTCGCCAAGGATATCGGGAACATTGCAGGCTCGCAGAACATACTGATAATTTTGAGAAAATACAAAAATTGCATACTTCCAACAAACCACACAGACAAAAGCGTCGTCGTTTACGCTCTCCGTCATCTGTCGAAACTGTAAAATGCAGACACCCGTCAACGCCGATTCCTGATAATTGGTGCGAAGAAGAACTTGAATCATACGCTCGCATTAACGGTTACTATGACCGGGAAACAGATCGACATCTGGAAGAGGGAGAGATTTTGGAGAATTCGTCTTCCATGGGAAGTCTTGACAAACATTTGTCTAATTTAAATGTAATTAATAAATAATTCAAATGTAATTAATAAATAGAAATGAACAAATGATTTTTAAAATAAAGAACCGTATAGCGTAAATGTACATTTATTTTATAATTAAAACTTCCTTAAACATTTTTTCGAATCTGAGTATTCTTGCACGAAACCACTGCGAATCTCTGATCCAATATCCGGCTCTGTCTTCTTGTTCGTTGTTGGGTACGACGTAGTAAACCACCCTAGTATTGAATCGGACACTCTTTTTTTTCTCTTTCATTTTGGTGGTTAAAAATTGTTAAGACCAAAATCTAGAAATTTCCGTCTCAATTCGTGTAATTGTGTTTCCAAACTTTGTAATTCTTTCGCATTTTTAGTAATATTTTTTAAGCGTTCCAAATGCTGCGACTTAATAATTATATTTCTCTTCTGTGCGTTTATCTCGTTGATTTGATACACTAACTCCTTCTGATTCTTCGTCGAATACATTTTAAAAAATGATACAAAAGAGGTAAACGCAGCTGCTTTTATATTTTTTTAAAAAAATTTACATATTATTCTGAATCTCGATGATTTTCTTGTACAGAGTCTTGTCGAAATATCTATTTTTAATTTTATACGCAACAGCATTGACATTATGCAGATGATTAAGATTATATGGACAGAGGGGTTGAGTGGACGACAGCAGATTCCAATTCAATAAACCGTCGCCGTTAACTTTCCAAACAGCGGTACAAATTTTTTCAGTTTCGTGTTCAGCTTCGGAAGCGCACGGGTGAATCAACGCATATTTTTGATATGCATCCTTCACTTTCATTTGCAAGGGTATGATCGGCACGGTCCAATTGTCGTATTCTATTCTCCAAGAATTATTGCCTTTAAAATATCGAGAATACCCAGTCCACAATATGTTATCGTCAACGAAACTTTCGCGACGATTAATGCCGATGTTGGCCGCAGTTGTCCTGGCAAGGTGTTGTATGTTTTGAAATCCGTCATACAAAGACAGCTGTTGCCAGTCCACGTTCGTTTTGTAATTTTGAAACAGCATCAAGTTAAATGCGACGCTGATTTTATTAATACTGTAAATTGTGTATTCTTGTAAATGTTTCCAATAACTCGTCAAGATAAATTTTTTTTCAAAATTTTTTTTAAAATCATTACATTGAAATAAATCTCGAATATAATAGGCGCCCGGCGCAGTCCTGTAATCCCACTCATTGAAACATTTCCAGTCTTCAATTAAAGTCTTTGCAAACCCGGGAAAATGATCGAAAACCAACATGTGCTCTGACCAATTCACAGACGCAGCTATCTGTTTCAACTCCCCAACGCGTCCTTCTCGCAAGCAATATATAAAAAAAGAATCTGACAAATTGCTCGCCTCTTGCATGTACAGCTCAAGATTAATTCTTGCCATATAGTCGTTGTTTTTCACATATTTCCCCATGTATTTGAACTTAGAAATTTGTTCAAAGTCGATGAAATTACTTATCGGCTCTTCGAACCACTCACGTCGTAATTGATTTAATGCGACAACATGTTTCCAGTCTAGTTTGTGGGCATATTTTATTTGAATGTCTATCGCCAAATTTTTGTAGTTTTTAGAAATGCTACTCATATTGAGACGGTCACCAAAAGTCATTATAAAATTTGAAGACAGCCAAAGTTGCTCTGACACAAGAGACCAAATGAGGTCGTTTTTAAATTTTGTCGCTGTGACAATATTCAAGGGCCCTTTCGATATTGTTGTCCAGTTTAATTTTTTGCGAAACGCCCACATAAAATCTATGCAATTTCCATGACACTCTTTGGATATTTTGTTCCAGAATTCCACATCTTCGACCTGCTGTAGATATTTTTGATTGTTTGCTGACGCTAAGGCCAATTGCATTATTTTTAAATAATCCTTTAGTCTAATTGCGCGGCACAAAGGTTGAGACATAACGTCTTTCTTGCTTCACTGTTGAAAATAATCAAAAACACTACGTGCCGCCTCATGTTTTATGTTATTTCAAACACATGTTTTTAGTCTTGACGTGAAGAATAACTTTATAGTTTGGTTACGAAATTCATTGTGCACATGCTCGTCAAAAGTAACGTCAGACAAGTTCACGTTCTTCCTCGACGAACTGACAAAAATCAACGATGCAGACAAAATCCAAACAACGCGGAACATGCACCGCTACAACATTCATTGCTATATTTGCAATCTCTACCGGTTTCGGTGCATGTCTGTGCATACTGAACGCTCAATATGATAATTGTGGTTATTAAGAAAAATATTGTTGTTGTGTATTTCATATTTATTATTTTTATTTAAAAACTTATTTAAAGTCATCGTTATGAAAGCTATTTGCATTATTAAAGGTGACGTTAGTGGACAAATCTATTTTCGACAAGAATCGCCCAGTCATTCGGTCAAAATTACGGGTCATTTGTTAAATTTGCCTCGCGGTTTGCACGGTTTTCATGTGCACGAATACGGCGACACGAGCAACGGCTGCACTTCGGCGGGGGAGCATTTCAATCCTACGTGCGAAGACCATGGCGCTCCGGACGCTAAAATTAGGCATGTTGGCGATTTAGGCAACGTCATGTCAGCGGGATGCACCGCTTTGACTGAAATAAACATTTCAGATTGCGTGATGTCTCTGCACGGCCCAAACAACGTAATAGGCCGAAGTTTAGTTGTACATACAAACAGGGACGACTTGGGACTCAGCGACCACCCGCTGAGTAAAACCACCGGCAATTCCGGAGGTCGCTTAGGCTGCGGTATTATTGCCATATCTTCGTCAAGTTCTCGAATGTGGTTTACAAATGGAATCTGCCTGTAAAGCGATTTCAATGAGCTGGCGGTGACTCATCGTCGATCGTGGTTTACAAGTTGAAATCTGCTTGTAAAGCGAGTTCGGTGCGCCGACTCAGTAGTCATTCGTCGACGCCAGAGCTAGTACTCAGTTATTGCTGCTGTCGTTGAAAAAATGGAAGTTGTTGTCGAAAACATGCAAGCTATTAATATAGAAAACATGGCAAAAGCAATAGAACAATGTTTAGAATTTTGGTTTAACAAGGAAAAATGCTATTATACAATATTATGTTTAGACGAAAAAGATGGAGTTTTACCTCAATTTAAACCAATTGATACATCAATTGGAATACAAAAGGCTCGGTATTATTTAGAGAAAAAAATGCGAGAAATGTTAACGCTAGGAAGAAGTGTCAGTTTACAGAGCGACTACGGTGCGGAGGGATTGTTAAAGGAAGCTCTCGATGCAGGAGGACTTAAAACATTAATAAAATCTTTTATGTTTATTGATGGAAAAACTTTTAACATTATTATACGATAAATTTTAATTGTTGTCGTTTATATTTAATAAAACATAATTATTTTATTTTGTTTAAAGTTAATGAAACATTTACAATGTCCACTAAGTAAGGAAGTCACTCGGTATGGATTCTTTTTAGCAACGTCAACACGTATGTTGCCATTTCAGAGGCAATTGTGTTTGTCGTGTACGCCCTACAAAAGATCTCTTTCTATTGTACATTCTGGAATAAATGTCATAATTGTTTCTTTCCAAAATAGTCTTAAGAAAAAGCATTAGCACCAGTAGCCGCATCTGTCCATACACAAGAACATGTGATCGAGTTTCTAAAAGTTATCGATGATCTACTAAACGATTCTCTAATATCACCGACTGATGGCTGCTCCGAACCGAGGTGCCTTTGACTGTTCCTTTGATCGAACAGGTTTTTTAGTCCGGTTATCGGCTATGAATCATTTATCGAGTGTTGTTTGTAATCAGCTCGCTCGCAATGACTCACTCAAATATGACATCATCTATTTGTCGTGTTTTACAAGTTCAGATGTGCCTGTAATGCGAGATCGCTCGCAATGACTCACTCAAAGACTCAAAGATGGCATCATTTATTATTTGTCTGTATTTTAAGACATTTGTATTGTTGCAACGCACTGTGGAACAATCGTTGATTTGAAATCTAAAGGTCAAGTTCAGATGTACCTGTAATGCGAGTTCGATCGCGATGACTCGCGGAGTTTGTAATGCGGGTTTGGCGTGCGCTGACATTATAAATAAATTTTAATGTGGAGCGAAATAAAAGCTGTTGATTGTACTAGTTCGTTTTAATAATAAAAAATGTTACATTTTCGATGTCTAGTCGGTAATGTTTGTTTGCGACAAATCGCGGAAGAAGCGTTCGTGGGCCTTTTCAGTAGCGTCAATACGTACGGCGTCATACGCAACAAAGGACGTCCAATGCGCAATTGAGTTCGTCTTGGGTGTCCATGATTGTCCAGTGCCAGAAATGACCTCTTCCTATTGTAGACCCGGGAATACGTGTTGTAGTTGTTTTCTTCCATGATTTCGGTGAAAAGACAATCTTTCGAGAAAACTTTAGCTCCGTAAGAGAATCCGCATCTGTCCATGCACACGTACATGCACGTGAGAGGGTTCTGAAGAATTATCAATGCTTTGTTAAATGATTCTCTAATTATCAGGGTATAGTTGGTACTTCCATCAGCGTTGCCGCTAATCGTTCCGTTGGGAAGTATTTCGATAAATTGTTTGTTTACGAATAACTCGACCGGCGTTCGAGTGCCCGTGATAGAATCCAAGTCAGCTGTTACCACAATACTTTTTATGGACAGAATAAACAAAACTAATAATGTATTCAACTTCATGTTTGCGTTTGATTGTCGAGGCGACTTCGTTGAGACTTTATACCACTACGTCTTATCTGTTTATTTATCTAATCCAGATCCATTAATTCGTAATTACTTTTGTCTATAGATTCCACTTCAAAACCGTATGCTTGCATCATGTGGCTCAACGTGTCGAAATTTATTAACGATTTTAAAACCGAACGTGCATCCTTCTTGTTGTGACACGATGACAGAAAAAAATAATATTCTTCTACAAACATGATCACTGCCATGTCGCTGTTTAAAAAATCTACATATGACGAGTTTTCGATTTCGCGTCTCTGTCTGTAGACATGGTGACGATGAAATTCACACCATAGCCAATCGATGTGCGTATAGCAAAAGCGACAGCAGTACAGTTTATCGTACTCAATAAAATTTAAATATTCCACGGTTTCATCGCTAAGCTGACGAGTGTTCACTACTTCAAAATTATCATTTTTGATAACAGAAAATAATTGTCCGTGTTGACCCAACAGCTTCAACGCTTCTCCCAAATGTCCCGATTTTACGTTAAATTTTTTAAATAATTCAAGCGGTATTCTGATGTCGCTTGAGTAATTTTTTACAATAAATGAATTTTCAGACCATTGGCGTCTCAAAGATAAAACTCTTGACATTAAATTGCTGCCAGTACTGTTTAATAAACCGTTCATGGGCGGCGGAGTAGGTATCACGCTTAATGTCATTATAAGAGATTCGCGACAAAAATGCAAATATTTATCAAAACATTGACGGGCAAGACAATAACTGCCGATACGGAGTCCACCGAAACGGTTGCCGAATTGAAGCAGAAAATCGCTGATAAGGAGGGTATACCTGTGGATCAGCAAAGACTTATTTATGCCGGCAAACAGTTGGAAGACTCACAAACTATGGCCGATTACAATATTCAAAAAGAAGCCACGATTCATATGTTGTTACGATTGCGCGGAGGAAATAAAACAAATATTTAAATGAATTTTTTATTAATAAAATATTTTTAATATTACTTTTATAAATCATTATCATTCAGACATGTTGCTGTCTTGAGTTGTGTCGCTTACCATTGTATTATTAGTGCACACTGTTGTGTTTCGTCTATTCTTTATAGAAGAGAAGGCCCTTTTTGAGGCACCATTGTTAATATTACAGGAAATTTTTCTTTTCTTTTCCGCAACCGCTGCCGGTGTGGCGTGAACGCTATTAGAAACAGGCATTTTTAAAGCTATAGTTTTAAACGTTCTCATAGATTTAGTTAAAAAATCTCGCGACAAGGTAGTATCATAAATGTTGCTTTGAACAGGAGCGACGTCGTTCGTGAAAGTTTCATTTAAGACTTTGTAAAACTCAATATACAATTGATTTTTCATATCGGAATTCTGTTTGAGTTCAGCAATATTTGTGTTTGTGTTCGTCGTAGTCTTTTTCTTTTTCTTGGAAACACTCTCGTCCGCCGAAGAGGTGGAGGATGAGGACGAAATTCTCTGTGCCAATTTTTTACCCAATTTCTCAACGTAATCAAAAACAAATACGAAATCGGCGAGTTCATGCTTGTTTTTAATTAAATCCCACATCATTCGAGTTACAGGCCACGAGATTTGTTTTATTTTTGTATACCAACTGTTAAATAAAATAAATTTATTGTTACTAATAACTTTTTTGTTACGTTTAGATGTTTTACGCTCATCGAACAGCAGCGGCGTCACCAACAATGTGTATTGAAACTTTTTTTTCTCTATCATATTTATAAAAGAATACATTTGTTCCATATTTGTTTTGTTATACTGGCTATTTTCCAACTTTTCGAGAACATTGAGACTGGGGTTGTTAGAAGCCGTAGCGTCAACGGAGTTCACCATCTTTTATATCGTCTTTTGACAACAGAATTATACTCTTCGTCCAAAGATTTTTTAATTTTTAAAATTCGTAATAGACGATTTTTGTGCACGGACAACTTACGACTGCAACATTTGTCTGTAATTACTGAAGCGTTACTCAAATTCGCTCTTATATATTGAAATTGATCATTAAACCTGTCATCAAACATGTGAGCATCGATATTAGTCACATCTAAGTTATATTTTCTCTTGTTAGTCATTTCCTTCGCTAGTGCCCAAATTTCGCTGCGCGTTAAACAGACCGCGTCGCAACCGCTCGGATGGTTGCAAGTCATGTTCGTGAATATCGTTCAATTTTTTCAATGTTACATACAAAAAATCTTGCATAAATTTCTTCTCATTAAATTTACCTTTCACCGTTAGGACGAAATCGAAAAATTCCGTATAATTGCTCGAATCGTATGTGGTCAACTGTTTGCTGGTCATGTATTGAAAGTATTTATTCAAAGGCACGATCGTGACACTACGAGTGATTTCACAATTGAACCGGCGGGGCTTCAGCACAATATCGTAATCATTCCCAAACATTCCCGGTAACAGTTTGACAGTGAAGGAATTGGGTTTTGCATTTATATCATTGAGACTGCCTCGACAAATGCCCACGTATATCAGGTACATGTAGGCGACTCCGTCATCTTTCCATTTCAATTCAAACGGAAACTTGTATATGAATGCACTGTCAAAGAAATGTCCTGTCTCCTCTATGAATTCGCGTACAGCGGTTTCATAAATTTTATCGTCGCAACAATCGCGATGACCGCGAGGAATTGAAATTTTTTCCAAAAATGTGCCCGTTGACGACGAAGCCTGTGCTCGATATGCACAATGGGCATTGAGCAACACTGCTTTATCCGGTTCAGTAATCAAAAACAGCCCTGCAGAGTTTCTCATTTTAGTAACTTATTGATTTTTAAGGTTTATCACACGTTTACCGTAATGAGTGCCGATACGAACACGTTTGCCATAATTGTAATCCATTCCTATTTCACTGTCGCAGCTTATAATTCTATTTTGTTGAGCGGCACGTTTGATGGAATTCCAGCGTCGGGTCGGCAGTTCTAAAGGATTGTATAATGAAGATTTTTCCAGAGTAAACGAATTTAAATGTCCTCCATTGAACCATTCCAAAGCAATGATGGTGTACAACAAAAAGTATGTTTCTTTATCTTCAGCGTCAAACACGAATTTGTTTTTCAAGCAATAGTAATAAAATTTTATTGAATTGTACAGATAGAACATAAAATTGTTTAATTTCAAATAATGTTCTACGTCCGTAACAAAAACAACGTTCGCTAACTTTTTCTCCAATAAATAGGATAATTTTTTTAAATATGTCATAGAATTTTTATCTTCGTCAATCTCTATCAACAATACGTAGGGGGTTTTGGAGTTTAAAATCAATTTTAAAGATTCTTTAGTGAGCACTTTAATTATATCGGACCAATAAAACGATGAAATCTCTAAACATATGTATTTTTTTGCAAACGTGTGTCGTTTAATTATTTCACTAATAGAGGTTATGGATTGCAAATATTTTTCAAAAGTCGCATCATTCCATCCGCGAATGGAAACCTCCGTTAAATAAGTATCGGGCTGATGTTTAAAATCTAAGCCACTTTGTATCAATTTTGTCGTGATCCTGATGCTCATCTGTTGTCCCAACGTGTAATGATCTTCGTATGCGCGTTCCCATAATGTGTTGCATGCAAATTTGATCAGATCGTTGACTTCTTGTTGTTTTAATATTTTTTTTAATCTGGTTACATCACCTTTATACCATCTGTCGCGACAGATCAATTTCAAAATTTTTTTATCGTGATCTGAAACGTTATTGTTTCTAGTCAAATCAATGTAATCGTCAATATCGTCGGGCGTAGCTTGAATCGAACGAGTCAACTCTTCGATTTTGAACACCTTTATTTTGAAACAGAATCTAATGAATCCGTCCGAATTCACTTCCACTACCGTATTAACAAATCGAGGGCTATCTGTTTTTTTATTATTTAAGTACAGCGCGTAAATAATGAATTGTTTCTCCAAATATTTACACGCTTGCGGCAAAAATTGAGTTATGTGTTCGATTTTTTCGACGAACATGTTTATGCGTTAAAACGCAGAATTAAAATACTCCTCTAAAGTGCCTTTAATGAATCTTGACCATAAGGAACCCTTTTTTTCATCATTTACTTGTATCCAAAATGTTGATATCAATTCGTCTTCTAAAGTGCGTGGAAGAGATAGAGTGTCCTCCGTGTTTGCGATGTTGTTGTGTACAAGATCATGAAAAATTGCATTATTTTTAATAATAATATTGGAAACAGAATTTAACATTAAAGTTTTTAACTGAGGTACTTCTTGTGCAACCGACGGTTGGTCAATGATGTTATAGTTTCCTAAACCTTTTAATTTAAAAACTAAATCTTTTTCAATGAAAACACTATCGTCGTCGCTAAAATCTTCCATATTGACAATAATCGATTGATTAAAATAAACATCAAAGTTGTACTTATGTAAATCCATCGTGTTCTAAGTGTAGTTATTGTCAAACAGGCATAGCGCTAACAACTTTTACAATATGTTTGAAGATCGTAAATTAATTTGTATTAATGATAAAATTATAAACATAAACGAATATCGAAGACGAATAGAGTATGTGTCCGATTTTGTTAAAATGATGAAACGCACGTTGAATTTTATGAAACAACATAAACTCTGTTCCCAGGAAGATGTTGACTCGTTATGTGTTTCGGACGACACGGCGGCATGGATTTGTGGACACGTTTCGGAGTGTAACTTTATATCTTTTCGTGTGCATATCGGAGATTTTCAACATCCAAACAATTTGCTCGAACATTTTAAATTTGAAGAAAGTTTGTTTCAGCGTGCGCATCAAAGAAAACGCTATACGTACATGAATTATACATTGTTCAAAGATGTTGTTGCTTTAAAACTGACAGTGTACACCAAAGGACAGAACATGTATTCGGACGGATTGCCATTTTTTATCGATAATTTTACACAACATAGCTGTGAACATGTCAATTTATATTATAGGAATTCTAGTGCACAACGATTAATATTAAATCCTTTGGAGGATGTAATTGAAAACACGATTGCAAGTCTTTCTGTTGAACGTGACAACCGGGTACTTGATAGTGGTTTATAAATAAAAATTATAGACAGCTACTTATTGCATTCATAAGTGCTGGACACAATGGACGGTTATAAGACGGAACTTATAGATTTTTTTGAACACAAACATGTCGATGACGGCCACGAGAATGAAAATGATTTGTACAACGACGTTTCTGCCGCTTTATTGTCCCATCAAAGGAAAGGTATCGAGTGGATGACGAAACGAGAGAAACAAGGTAAACCACAGGGAGGCATACTGGCTGACGATATGGGTTTAGGCAAAACTCTGTCTTTGTTGATGTTGATTTTTAAAGATAAAAATATTCATTTAAAAACCTTGATCGTGTGTCCGTTATCATTGATGAATCATTGGATACAAGAGAGTCAAAAACATAAATTGAATTTAAACATATTAAAATATTACAAAAGCGATAAAAACGAGCCTTTTCATAAATATAACGCCGTAGTGACATCATATAATACAATAGTTTCTCAGTTTAAACGGTCTTCGGTACAACATCCGTGGTTATTTTCCTACAACTGGCATCGTATCATTTTGGATGAAGCACACACGATTAAAAACCATAAAACTTTAATTCATCGTTCTATTTGTGGTTTGAAAGGAACGTTCAGGTGGTGCGTGACAGGCACACCGATTCATAATCGTCACTGGGACATGTATGCTATGATAAATTTCTTACAATGCAGTCCTTTCAACAACAAACAGGTTTGGAAAATTATGAACGACACTAAATCGTGCGATCGCATAAAGAGCGTTGTCAATAAAATTCTTTTAAAAAGAAACAAATTTGACATCAATTTAGATATACCACAGCACACGATTGAGTATATTTATACCCAATTCAACGCCGAAGAAAAGAAAGTTTATGACAAATTAAAAAACATGTCTAATGTGGCATATGAGGCAGCTGCAGTAACTACAGTGAGCGAAACAAAAACAGAACAGATGCAAAGATGCATTTGGTTAATTTTGAAACTTCGACAAATGTGCTGCCACCCATATCTAATGATTAAAACATCTTTCGATTCAATCGATTCCATTAAACGAGAACAATCAGAGATGTTTAATTTGCACTATCTCAGCAGCAAATGTCGAGTTGTCTGTGATATACTTGAAAGTATTATACGCACCACCACTGACAAAGTCATTTTAGTGTCGCAGTGGGTTGATTATTTATTAATTTTCGCAGAGCTTTTAAAACAAAAAAACATATCAACGCTCATGTACCACGGAAAATTGAGCTTAAATCAAAGAGCGGCAGTCGAGAAAGAGTTTAATTCACCGTTTTTAGACTGCCGAGTGCTGTTAATGTCCATCAAGTGCGGAGGCGTTGGATTGAATTTGATTGGAGCAAATCATTTGATCATGCTGGAACCTCATTGGAATCCTCAAATCGAATTGCAAGCACAGGATCGCATCAATCGTTTGGGTCAACGAAAATGCACTAAAGTGTACAAAATATTAAATGTCAACGACAATAGCATCGAACTGCACATGAATAGCCGACAAAAGAAAAAGCTCGAGTTTATAAATTCTGTATTTGACCGAAATTCTCCTACATTTGATGATATTAAAGATTTTTTTGGTTTTAAATAAAGATACACTACACTTTTATGTACTTAAAGCAAAACGGTTTTATTCTTTAAATGATAAGTGTGCAAATGCTTTTTTTTACGTTACTATTATTAATAATAATAATAATAATAGTTTTTACAGTTATGTTCACAAAAACTAACAACAAAGAAACTACATACAAACCCATACCCCATCAGGATTATTGTAATGCCTACGTAGATATAGATGAAAGTGAACATTTTTGCAAAAAAAATGAGTGTTTCAATGCAGTATTAGGAAAATGCATCAAGATGAGCAGTTGGAATGATTTTTCAATTTGTGGTTGTTTTGAAAAAAATTTTAAACCTTGTGCAAACACACAAGTTGTTGAAAATGACGTGAATTACGATAATTGTAATGCTTTCTTTTTTTGCGCAATTAATTACATGATACCGCTTACGTGTCCGGGTGGGTTTGACTTTTCGGCATCCAGATCAGTATGCGTTTTGTCCGATGTAGCGGATTGTTTTTTTGTGAATAATTAAACTGTCCATCTAATTCCTTCGTCATCTATCCATTGTAATTCATTGGTAAAATGCTAAGATCATGTGCTTGTATAAACTGGAAAACAAAAATTCCGGGATTATTTTATTATATTAAAGTTCCATAAGTTGAAATGGCGATGCACGCAACTTGTTATTTGTGTGACGAGATTGTGTACCTGTTTAAAAAGGAATGTAAAAACCCTTCCACTAATTCGTTTTATAAAAGGCACCTGGCAGTCGTTCGAAGCGGTTTTATTTTGTGTGGGAGTTGCAACTCAGATTTAGATAAAAGAAAACAGCATGAATGTGTGCAAAGATCAGGTCAAAAATAAAGCTCTCAGAGTTTTAACACGCCCTCCTCCGGCGTCGTATGACGTGCACGTAAACGATCGTGGATGCACAGTGTTTACCATACGTCGATATAATAAAAGAATTATCGATTTTTCCCGGATCAGGACTAACATGTTAGAAATTATTGTGAGAAATCGTCATTTGCCACTAAACACTAAATGTGATATTTTGCCAGTTAACAGTGTCTGTAAACGGTGCCGCAGGAGTTTGAGCCTTTTCGCTGCTGTTACATATTTACACTGCGGACATTCCTGTTTATGTACAGATTGTGATGAAACATTTAATTCGGACAATAATTGCCAAGAGTGTTCGAGTTATATTACTTATAAGCTAAAATATAAACAAATATAAATGAAAATAGTCTTTTTATTTATTATTCATTTTTCATTATTGCGTTATTGCACATAATCAAACTGGAGACCACATCAAATTCACCACAATTCTGTTGGAGATTTGATCCGCCTCGCATCCATTGTAAACTCTCCGCCCAGCGATTGCCTATAAAAGATTGATTTTTAGTCCATTGATCGAAACGGGTGCCTTCGATTTTTTCATGCCCCGTGTAGTTACTCTTTAGAAACTCTTTGAAAATATTATCGGGCGTGTTGTTAAATAACATGTAAGGAATATTAAAAATTGGATATCTTTTCGAGTGCGGAGCGTCAAAATTTCCGCCCCGAACTACATACTTACGCTCTAATTTGTCAAAATTTGATTGTCTCGAAATAAACGATACGGGCGAGAGACATATTTGCGCATGAGTGCCATCTTCTGCCATCCATTCTGTTAAATCTTCACTTTTATTAAAAACGCCTTTCTGACCGTGAATACTGCATATTTTAATACCTTCTAGATTGTTTGTGGATGTTATAATGTTAATTTTGATCAATACACTGTCACAATTGAGCATCATGGAAGCGTCTAATTTTTCAATACATTGAGCCATTGTTTGACGAAAATACAAATAAATTTTATAAATGTTTAAATTGCTGTTTTCGCACGATTCAATTTTGTATCTCTTACCGTCATACACCCAGTTAATTTTACTATCACACACCAATGTGCCTGCCATGTACAGCACATGAGCGTTGTCGAGTGTCACAAAATTTTGTTGAATTGAACTTTTGGTAAATTTTACCATGGGTAAATTCTTGTTGAATATTAATATTTTACCTTTCAACTTGTTAATTTTGTTATTGTACAAGCGTATTGGAAGTGTAATATGAGGGATGTAGGGATCTTCGGCGGTCAGTAGTCTGTTATCTCGTACTAAAGTCCAGAGCTTAAACATTTTGTTGTTTGTGTTGATCGATTTGTCCACGGCGACGCTATATCCGTCTGATAAATTTTCAAAATTGTTTTCTGTTTCGCTATTGTAACTGAAAACAGGCATAGCATTTTTTAAATTGGTTAAAGCAACAATAAGTTTCGGCACTGGCAAAGTATAAAACAAATGCATGTAATCCCTGAAATAGTATTGTTCCAATTTTGAGGTGAGGGAAATTACGTCGTCATTTTCAAGTATGATGCAGTTGCAATTTTTTTTGCGGTAAATAGATTCTCGATAATGATATTCAAAAGGGGTCAGCAAGACATTAATTTTTGCGCGATTATCAATTATTATGGTTTTTTTTAAACCTATCATACCTTCGTGATGGTTAATAAATAAAATTTTTTCGTTCACCTTCAACTCAATAGGAAACATGTTTCGTTTGAATTCGTAAATTATTTGGGGCAAATCAGGTGCGCTACATTTTAAATTTGTCGGACGATCATTGAAAGCTATAAGCAACATATTACATTCGCTGTTGTTGTGCTCATCATCAATGAGTTTGAATATTTTACGTTGAAACAAAATTTTAAATTTTGAAGAAACTGCTTCATAATCAACATTGGGTAGTCGAGCGTTGCGGCAAAGAAAAAATTTTTTACCAGCCACGGTCATTTCCCCGTGAAAAAAACTATCGATGAATTTGACGAAATCTTTTTTTTGCTTTAACATTTTTTGTCGCACACTGTCATTTGTGATTCTGGTGACTTCAGTGCCTATTCGATACTTATGAACGGGCAGAGTAATCTCTATATTGTTGTTACTGCAATTGTCCTGCTGGTTAGGGAAACTTTTACGTTGTTTGCTGAATGTCTTGGATACACTATAAATTAAGCGACCGTTCACAATTGAATCTACGATTTTTTTTGATTCTTTGTTATATAATACAACTTGAGTTTTGCGTTTTTTCGAAGAAGAATGCACGACGCGATCGTTTCTATTAGTTTGTTCGTAATGTAATAGAATCGATGATGTCAGCAACAATTCAATAAGATAGTCGTGTTTGTAGATTATTTTGTTGGCTAAATTGTCTATTGAATAACAAATTTCGTGACTCATTATAAGCTTTATGTAGTCAACTAGTTGATTCCTTTGCGTTTCGCAGTATTGAAAAATAAAATTTAACTGTTTCCATTTTCCACTATTGGAAAGATAATTTTCTAATGTAATGTTTAAATCGTCGGTGACAATATAATCACTTGCATAAACATCGCGCGCAAACAAAACATCATTTTGTTCATCGTATACAAGTTGAATGGCACGATTGATATGTTTTTCTTCGTCAACGTTGCCGTATAAGAAAATTCGCTTGCAATGTTTTGCATAAAATTTATCATAAAAGTTGTGGACCAATACGTTGTTATTCATCATGATGTTAGGAAAACTTAAAAATCTACCGTCCAACATAAAAGTGCCATTGATGTTTTTGTTGTCGCCGTTGTTCTGTTCGCGAAATTGTTTGTCTAAACGCGTTCCAAAAACGACGAGCACGCATTTGTGTAAAATACAATTTGTTTGTTCATTTACGGCACAACATAGATAAGATTTACGTTCCTGTATTTGAGACAGTAACATACGACGAGTTGGCTCTACACAATCAAATAAAAATTTTAAATTATAATTATTTTCAATTTTATTGTATAACTGATTAAAATCATCGACGACGTCAGTCATTGTTACAAATTGAAAATAAACTGACAGAAATGGAATATGAAGTATCTCCTACGTCGTCCTCTGAACAGACGGAGATAATGGAATACGAGTCATCGCAATCAAAACCTGTCAAGAGAAAGATGGAACGCGAACATGAAATAACAAAACATGGAAAATTAGAAGAGACATACGCAAAAAGAAAGAAAGGGTGTAATGTAAACGAAGACCATCATCTGGGCTTTTGTAACTTGTACGAAATCAGTTATTACGATTGTTTAAAATTAACATTTAAACCTGAAAAACCTGAATCCCCAATTTCTGAAGTGTTTGTAAAGCTTGTTAATATAGCTGTAAATAGAATTATTTTAGAAGTGAGACATTTTGATTTAAATGAAGAATTGCGTTATAATAAAGTGACAGATATAGTGGCACTAATAGAAGAATCGCGTTTAATTTTAACCAACCCAAAAAAAAAGAGAATATATGATCAGTTTTTAAAATTCAAACTAACCCATGAACTTGCCATTATAGATAGTCATTTTGATGGCTTTACGCAATTAGTTGCTGTGTTCAAATCACGTAAAGATGAAATACAGAAACTTTTACAAACGTTTTTCACAACTATTCCGAGTGCTTTCGATTTATCTCAAATAGACGACCCGGAAATTATTCTCTTGAGAAACATTACCGAGAGAAGTAAACAGTTATTAAAAGGAAATATAAAGCGAAACGCAAAGAAACGGGAAATAAAACATCGTTCGACCATTTTAAATAGAATACAAATCGATTGGAAACTGTTTGCGAGTGAAGTTGATTTGTCTCGTGAAGAAATTGCAAATGTCATTAAAACAGATTTTGAAAAGTATGGGGAAATCAAGTTTATTTTCATTTGTCCGGTGGAGAAAAACAAAGTTGTTGTGGAATATACGTCGTCGGATTCGGTACAAAAAGCTATAAAAGGAAATGCTAGTCAACAGAACAGATATACTGTCACCGAATTTTTGGTCACTAGATACTATAGTACCACGTTATTGAAAACTATGAACAACAAAGTAAAAGAATTGTCAAAAAAACTCCAAAATATAAATAAAAGTTTATTGAGTTCATTAAATTAAATATATATTAATTTATCAAATAAAGGAAACAAACAATCTTGACAAAAATAGTTTACATTAAAATTTTGTAATTTCAATTTACAACTATAGTATTTCATTATGTGGAAATTGTTTCTATTGCATTGCGTACAAACTGTACTGTTGGCTAGAAAACAGACAAAGTTTTTTTTACTGCTCAACCACGCCATGCGCAGTCTGTGTGTCCAAATCAGTTTGGTGTTTTCTTCCAGTTTTTTATCTGTAAAGTTGTTGTTGTTCAACTTTTCTTCCCAATAACACACGCTTAATAAAGCAAACAAATTGAGCTGCTGTTGAGCGGTCAACTCACAATTCAAATTGTTCACAATCGGAAATAAACATTTAATACAGCATAAATATTCGTTAGCAATTGTTTCCGAAGTACATAGTTCACAGTAAACTGGCCAGTTTTGCTGTTTAAAACTTGTTACGTTGTCAGTTATCTCGTGTGCCGCCGTTTCAGTAATTTCTTGAGTCCACCTTTGATACAGCACCAAGCGCTGATGCTGGACCGTACAGTTTTTGTAAATAGGCGAATATTTTTTGTAAGCTCTGATAAGCTTGAAATTAGTGGAATATTGTGAAGTCGTCATTATGCTGCTGTGTGTTTATTTGAAAGACAAAAATTACTATTTGTTCAAATTATTTAAAGAGTTTTGGTCCACATGCACAACGGAATGTCCAATCTGTTTGGACGTTATTCACGACGATGGCGTTGTAGGCATGCCAGATACCGGCTTTCTAAATTTGGAAAAAATGTTTCATTCTGAATGCATCGAACGTTGGCGACGAGAAAGAAACAGAGATCCATTTTCTCGAACGATACGTTATTATTTTAATTTTCCTCCAAAAACGTTAAACGAATGCGAGAACATGTTAAAAAAAATTAAAGGGTTTATAGGTAATCATGAAATCGATCGTGTGTATAATGAAGTATATGAACGTGTAAAAACAGAAGAAATTTTAGACATTGAATTGAATTTTAGAAAATTTATTAAATCTTGTTAGTAATCATGAGCTGTGCTTCGTTGATATCGGACAAAGACATAGTTAATTTAATTTTAAAAGATAATTTATACTTGATTGAAAACAATTATATTATTTTAAATGTCTTCGAAAAGGAAACCTCTGAAATTAGATCTATGTGCCTCGGTGAAATTGGTGCCATTCAAACCGGTGCGGGTTCCGACACGCATGCAATGCTGGATGCATCCTCGACGAGCGAACTGCAAAGTACAACATCTTCCGAGTAATTTATCAACTGATTCCGAGAATCAAAACGATTTCATACACATGACCGTAACGAATAACATTTTCTTAAACGAACATGCAAAGCCGTATTACCGGCTTCTGTTGACCAAAAGTACAGACCAGGCAGAGGCTCGCAAAACGATTTTGAACGCAGACAATATTTACGAGGGCGTGTTGATCCGTCCCGTTAGAACAGAACGGTTTAGAAGCATCGAAGAGGCTGGAGAACACAATATGAGTATAATAAAAATTATAATTCACACAACTAAACAATATTTGAGCAAATTGATAAGCGATGAATATTTTCTGATTGTAGACAGGTTATATTTAGATTTGATTTATTCTGAATTTAGAGCGATTGTTCTGCCTCAACATGCTTACGTAATAAAGGGAATCTGCGACGAAACGGACAGTGACAATTCCGAAAGTCATGTCGACGAGAGATTGCGTTATCCATGGAACGAAATCACAACAACAAATTTTATAGTGTCCACTGATGTGTCGCGCCAATCTCAATACATTTATCAAACATTTTTATTGTACAACACCGCTTTGACGACGGTCCTAAAACAACGAAACCCATTCGATGTCATTACGGAAAATACTTCAATATCGGTAATTGCTAGAAATCTGGGCACATGTCCAAACAACAAAGATCGAATAAAATGCTGTGGCCTCAATTACGGATGTGCGCCACCGGGACATATAATGTGTCCTCCGCGAGAAATCACGAAACGGGTATTTCATTACGCGAAGTGGGGTCGAAATCCCAATAATTATAAACGTTACACTGAGTTATTGGCGCGCGCGCCGACAAGCAAAGCTGCGAATTCCGGAGATGTTAATGATCGTTCACAGTTATTTTTATTGGATTGGCAAGATTTTATGGATGAATTCATAAGTTATTTCGGATTATCAACGCAGTAAACATAATTAGCGACACATATTTAATAGGCGACCTATTTCGAAAATCAACATTCTTATCACGACAGTCCGAGCTAATTATTGTGGGCAAGACGCCGCGACATTCAAATACAATGAAACTGGGAAAAATAATCGAAAAAACCGTCGAGAACAAGATTAAAACTTTGCATGTGACCGATGATGCGGGTACCTCACAAAAATTAAAATTAAATGAATATTATAAAGCTTTTGACAACTCACACGTTGGTCGTCATACCACATACGATATCATCGGAGAGCGAGAACATTCGAAAGAATACAACAGAATCAATAAGTTATTAAAAAAGGCATAACATGCTCCGCGCTCTGTTGCGTCGTTTTAATAAATCGGATACCAAAAATAAAATTAGTCAAAAAAATGAACCTCGAGTGGTGGTTTGTTTAAAATGTGATTATGTAAATTCCGCCGAATTGTGTGTCGAAGATTATTTTAAAATGCACAACGAACAATGTTACTGTCCGAACAGCTTTGTTATAACCGAATCCAAACGATGGAAAAATTGTGTAAATTCTTCTGAACTCTACGCACTTATTTTGTAATACTTGTAATTAAATTTAAAAACAATGAGTTTGTTTCATTTAATTATTCGTCACTACTTTCCTCTGAGGTGGATTGATCTGTTTGTTGCTTATAACGTCGACGTCGAAGCGGATAATTACTGTAATTAATTTTTTGAAACTTGTAATTTTTTTTCATGGTATTGCTTTTGATACCATTTACATTGATATCATCTTCGTCACTGCTGGTGTAGTCACTTTCAGAAATGACTTCATTTTTTAAATTTATTAATTCTTTCTGTTGAATTGTTTCTGGTGAACCCTTTTTGACGTCTTCGTCGTCGAGGTCATCTTTCAGAATTTCGAATGCGGCTTTTCTAGGTATCCATGAACTGTTAATAGCATCCATTTTAACATACTGCTCTTCGAGTGCCTCGCGTGCTTTGCGCATGGCAATGTCTTCATCGCCCGCATTTAATTTATGATACTTGGCGAATGTCTGTGCAAATATGCGTTTAGCGCGGGTGGGCATTTTTTCTTTGTACAAAATATCGGGAATTTGATACATGTTAGTCGTCTTCGGTGTCTGTGCTCGAAGTTATATCGCTGCTACTTTCAGATGAGCTCGTGGTGTCGCTGTTATTTGCCTCCGAACGCACGTGCCATTTATTATTTATAAAAATGTATTTTTTTCGAACAGCACAACATGCCAATTTTAAAGCGATTCGTTCTGACTTATATTTTTGTAAACTGCGATCGTAAAATTTTTTAAAGATCCTCTTACCGTTAGAGGGAAGACTGTAGTATTTTTTGGGAAATTTGTTAGAAAAATTCATGTGTGGTAACAATTGTTTTATTAAAGGACGGCAAGAAATCACAACCTTATTAGAGATTCAAAATATAAATTAAAAAATAAATAAAGTATTTAAATTAAATGTTGAGTCTCGTGGTTCTCACTTTCCTTGTCATAATTGGAAATTTTAAAATTATATCTATTGAGCTTTAAAAATTCAATATTTTGTTCGTTTTTGACCATGAACACTCGGCTTTTGTCATCGCGTCTCACCATAATTCCGTTTTTACATATGGATATATATTTATAAAATGGCAACAAAGCGTCGCGTGTCTTTTTTAACAAAAGTTTCTGTTCAACGGGAGCAGCGATGAAAATTTTTACCGGACCGTCGTAATCTATGTTTAAATTATAATTCTTTAGTCTAAATTCTCGAGATCTTGTTTGCCATTCCTTGGCGCGCAAAGAATCGCAGAGCTTCACAACCAAATGATTTTTAACAAATGTTGACTCCATTATATGTTTATAATTTAAGTCCAATAGAGAGCAAATTTTCTTTAAGTGCATGTTTCGAATTTTTTTCACGTTTAATTTATCGTCGTGAATTCCGTAAATTTCAACACAATCCGTGAGATTGTCGTGTTCTAATTTTTTTAACTTTTCGTTCATTATTTTAATGTCATCAGACACATTTTCGTTTATTTGATTATTAATTAGAGATTTTAATAGCGAAACATTAATTAGTTGGTCAAATTGGTCCATAATGCGACGGCGGTCCAATGTTAATTAATATATATTTTTTTTAACCTCTTATTCTTTGCATTGTTGATTGACCCTCGTGCAGCGACAGACGTGATGTATTCTTTTTTAGAAAAAACTCCAACTGAATTTGATTTAATATTGAATCTCAATCAATTGAAAAATGTGGCTTTTTTTAATAATGAAAATTTTAAGGAAATGCTTAAACTTTTGGTGGCTGATTTAAAAAAAAATCAGAAAACAAATTATTACAATAGTTTAATTGGACAATTGATAAATGTGTATTCAGAACATACACATAGCGACAGTTACCGAGACATGTTGGTGAAAATAATAAAATCTGTTTGCGTCATAGTTACTGATTTACCGTCGAATGTGTTTTTGAAAAAACTCAAAACTAACAAGTTTACCGACACGATTAATTATTTAATTTTACCACATTTTCGGTTGTGGGATTCAAATTTTGTGATTTTTCTAAATAAAGCTTTCAATTCCAAACACGACAATAGTCTGGTTGATATATCGGGAGCTTTGCAAAAAATTAAACTGACTCACGGCGTCATAAAAGATCAGTTACAGAGTAAAAACGGCTATGCTGTCCAGTACTTGTATTCGACATTTTTGAACACCGCTTCGTTTTATGCCAATGTTCAGTGTTTGAATGGAGTAAACGAAATCATACCGCCTCAATCGAGTCTAAAACGATATTTTGGAAGGGACGTGGATAACGTGCGAGCGTGGACTACGCGTCATCCTAACATCAGTCAACTTAGCACGCAAATATCTGACGTACTCGTAAATGATTGTCCCGTTGATTGGAACGCAAAAGTCGGTCTGGGAATATTTCCCGGGGCAAACACAGACTGCGATGGCGACAAAAAAATTATAACCTTTTTGCCTCAACCTAATTCTTTGATAGACTTGGAGTGTTTAATGTATGGAGATCCTCGATTTAATTTTATTTGTTTCGACAAAAATCGCTTGTCATTTGTGTCTCAACAAATATTCTATCTCTACAAAAATATAGCCAAATTAGAAAATTATTTTAAAAAAATGCCTTTATTAAATACTTTGTGGAACATTCATGTGCATGAACAATTTTCTCAGAGGTTAGAGTTGTTATTGCGAGATTTTTGTCTCGTTTGCAGCTCCAACGCAAGTTATTTATTATTTAAAAAACTAATACAATTTATTGCCGATGAAGAAATGGTGTGTGGCGATGAAGAAATCTTCAATCTTCGCGGACAATTTACTGACATGCTTAAAAGCGGCGCTAAAGGTAGCGAAAATTTAATACAAAGCACTCAACAATATAGACAAACAGATGTCAAAGACATCGAGACCGTGTCCACACGAGCCACCACAAGTCTGAACAGCTACATATCTTCACACAATAAAGTTAAAGTGTGCGGTGCAGACATTTATCACAACACGACCGTGTTACAAAGTGTTTACATTAAAAACGATAACGTTTGTTACAAAAACGATGATAGAACTATCATGAATATATGCGCGTTACCGTCCGAATTTCTGTTCCCAGAGCACTTGCTAGATTTATTTATTGACTCGTAACAGATATATAAGTAAAGCATTATAAATTTTTCTTCACTTGTGAGCAGGTCTCGAGCGGGTGTTACAAAATGTTTATAAAACTGTTAACATATTTACATTTTAATGGATTGCACGGAAATGTTAAATATTATAAATATTTATTTGAACAAATGGATTTTGACAATCAACTCATAAACCAGATACGAAATTTTCGGCAAACTATTTTGTGGCCCATTTTAACAGACTGTAACACTTACAAAATGAGCGTCGACAACGAAAAATTAGTACAAGGCATAATTAAAGGAATGTGCTGCATACATCGGAGAACCAATCCGTATGTCAGAGAAGTTCAACTTGCAACCGAGTACCTATTTGACGTGGACTTGTTTTCTGCGGAACATCGAAACGATATTAGAAGTTTTATTCTTGAAAATTACAAACACACTCAGAAAATGGACGATTATTTAGATTTCAATCAAATTACTATACAAGACTACGAGTACGAAGAAATGTTGAATCTGCTAGTCAAAGATTACAAAGATTTGTTGTGTTTAGAAAATAAATATTTTTAATTACAACTCGTCAATTGTTTCCCTTACGCCTGCGTCGTTATCAAGCCGACCCTTGTGGGAATGATGTTTGTGAGGATGATGATTTTCGTAATTATCGTGACGATAATGGTGGTGATTGTACTTGTGGAACTGTTGCGCCCTCGTGTAATGTCTCTGTCGTCGTCTAGCTGGGCATGAGGGTTCAGAGGGTCCGGAATCGCCGTTTCCGTTGTCGGGTTCTGGAGCAACGCCGCCAATGTCTTCGTCGTCGTCGTCCTCACACTCTTCGCAATATTCGCCGCCTTGTCTTCGAAGCTGATCGCGCACGGCTTGTGCAGCTTTCGCGTATCTACATTCGTCATCCTCAGTATCAAACAATAAATCGGCGCAATTGTAGAATCCTTCGCCGACAGGATCGATACGCTGCCATCTCACGTACATTACAAACTGACTAGATCTGTATGGAATTGCAACAGGAATCGAATAAATTTGGCCGCTAGTGCACAATGGATCGCCGGGGTTCGGTATCAGACCGCTTCCGTTTCCGCCGATGAGTTCTAATTCGTTCCATGTGACGGGATTGCGACGATCATAAGTAGCACGGGTTATGTATATTTCAAAATAACTGGGTTCGTGAATCGCGGTAGGACAAAAGTGTACGTTGGTTCTGTATGCGTTTTGATAACGACCCAAATGTAAAATATTAGGACGCCAATTGTAAAATGGTTCGTCAACACCACTTTTATCACCAAACAGTGCCAGTCGGTCGTTAGCTCCAGCCCCGCAAAGAGTGTGGGGCACGACGTTGTGTTGAATGTGAACTAAATCGCGATAGTTGGGTCCCGCCAATGCGGCGTATTCGTTAGACTGCTGAAATTGATTCACAGCGGCTGTGGCCGATGCCTGCGAATCTATACCGACAGCTCTATATTTGTAGAAGACTTTTTTGTAGGCGTTTCTGCAAGCAGCGTCGGGTATTCCATCGCCGTTGTTCGGATACCAGAATCCGCTATCTCGAACGCATTTATAGTGTCGCGCCTCTGGCAATGATAAATAACCGTGAGCGTGCACCGCAGGCACGTCTAGCACGGCAAAGAATGCCGTGCAGAATATAAATATTAATTTTTTCATTTTTTTAAAATAGCTTATTTATTTATCCGATGGGCATGAACGGAGAGCGGTCAAATTTTTTATTATATCACAATACAGAAGATGTTTTTGTTTTTGACGCAGTTTTGTGTCTTATTAAGAACACAGAGCGTTTAGAACACGACAATGGTATTTTTAACGAAGAACCCGATTTTTCTGTTCCTTTGTATGAATTTAATCATAAAGAATTGTATTCGTTAATGTGGTACATTAAATACGGGGAATCTTTGTTTTTACCAGAACATTGGACCGTATTATATTATATGTGTGACAATAAATGTAAATATTGTAGTTCAGAGAAACCTAAAAAATATTACGAAAGATACCAATGTTTCAGTGCAGAAGACGTGGATAAATTGCACGATGTTGTGTTTGATATTAAAAATTATTGTGTTTTGTGCAGGCGGGCACTGTTTGATGTCTTAAATGTTGAATGAATGAAATAATAAAATTCTTTTTATTTATAATATAAAATTCTTTTTATTTATAATATTTTTTAGAATTTGACCAAACTTGCATTACAAGCACATTTGTTATTGTAAAACAAGAGCACGGAATGAGACTCACAATTACGGTGGCAAATAGATGATGCAATCGTTGACTCATCGCCGGCGCGCCGAACTCGCGTTACAGGCACGTCTGAACTTG